CTGGGTCAGCATTAAGGGTTAAAAAGTTGGTCATTGCACCACCAGAAAGTGGTACAAAATTATGCACATATTGTCTCGGAGCTGCATGTAAATTTGCAGTAGGGTTAGCATTGAGGGTTAAAAATCCTGTCATTGCACCACCTGATACTGGTACAAATACACCAGCTGGTACACCAGATCCACTCAATACAAGTTGATCTACATATTGTTTTGTTGCTGCTTGAAGAGAAACTGTTGGATCACCGTTCAAAATTAAGCCACCGGTCATGGTGTCACCAGATTTTTGAACATAATTTAAATTACCTAAATTGATATTTTGTGCAACTGCAGCAGAAATTGTAGCAAATGTTGTTTTTTTAGATGTATCGGTTTCAATATCAACTAAGTAGAATGCATCTTGCGATGTTATTTGTGACGCAAGAGGTAGCTGTGAAACTTTTAAACCTGGAACAATAATGGAACTCATGTCATTATTTATGTCAATACAATATGATCATCTTCAGTTGCAACCTCATCACTGGTAAATTTACCAGCACTTGTTTCGGTGAGAAGGGTTGTAATCGTTGCTGTAACAGGTGTTGTAAGAGTGATATTAGGATATGTATCTGTACCTTCTACGTGAAAATTCTTAATTCTAAAAATTGCTTCATTTGTTGATGACGATGTCATTGGTGTTGAGTACGACATACCAACATTAACAAACGTAGTATTTTCTATCGGTATAGAAATTGGCAATGATGTTAATTGAGTATATTGGATATCGTCATTATATCTGTAATCAATTGTAAGAGACTTGAAAAAGTCACCTATTCTGAATCTTAACCAACAGTATGTTTCATTTGTTGTGAGTAACGTAAAATTAGTTGATAGAGATGTAAGAGAAACGTTATATATGACATCACAATCAGGTGCAGGTCCTCTAATTATTAAAGAATTAGGAATAACTTGTGAATTAGTTACACCTGTTACAGTATTACCACCTCCGAATAAGGAAGATAATGCAAAATAACCAGTTGTGTCAAACGCAATACCAATTAACCCACCTGACATACCTCGTGTATTGGTACTATCTGGAGGTCCGACTTCTTGCTCAAGTAAAATTACATTATTATCAATATTGCTTGTTAGTGTGTTTATTTCGGTATCTAAGCAAATGGTATTTTCTGCAGCAAGACAGTTCAATGTATCGTAATCAAATCCGTCTACATATCCTATATAATTTCCTGTCAGCCCTGATTGCAAACTTGTACTACTTTGTTTTAAAAACGTACAAAAAGCACCTTGACTTTGTGAGGATGACCCGCATAAGGAAAATTTAAACGACCAAATTATGTCATAATTTGCGTTAAATGCTCCATTATACTGAAATCCTGTGGTTTTCATTTAAAATTATACAACCGGACCCCAACCATTTGATGCCGACAAGTAAAACATTTTTGATACCTGTGTGTTATAGTAAAGATCACCTACTAATGCATTAGATGTAGCAGGAGCTGTAGCTTGATTACCATGAAATTTAATACCAATAGATATACCACCAGGAGTGGTGCTATCACCAATAAAAAACCGATTTGTATCTGTTGTAAATGCAGGTTCTCCTAGAGCAAACGTTACGGTTTGGCGTTCTGCATCAGTTCCTCGTCTAAAGAGTAATTTGATGATAGTATTTTCTAAAATTTCAATCTTATTTGCCATATTAGTATTTATTAACTCAAATTCAAGATACCATCAGCGCAGAGATATTGAACTAAAGTATTATTTGTTGGTTTAGATACATCTAATATAGAACTTTGTAAATCGTATATCTGATTGATACATCTGTTTATAACACCATAACTGATTTTTTCGTTTTCATGTACAAAAAGATTATCAGTGGTTGGTATTTTTAAAAAGTTATAGTCAGTTAAGTATGTGTATCCTAATAATTCTTGATTTGCAGTAAGCAAACTTTGTTGATATGTGATATTTGCATTAGGTGTAATGAAACGAGTTAAAAATTTACCAATAATTTGATTTTTAAGACGTATAATATTGGATGCAATTTTAAACAACTCTTTATTTAAATAGTTTGCTTGAATATACTCATTTTGGTTGATTTGAATATCATTAAAGCTGTAGTTATCAATATTTGTTTCCTTTAAAACATCTTTATAGAAAGAAAAGTCTTCACAAAAAACCAATCTATCTTGTGTGCTTACAATATTGATATCATAATTGTTTACAGAGGGACAAACAGCCAAACCTGTATATAATCCAGGAGGATTGTTGATTTTTAAATTATGATCTTTGTAAATACCAATTAATTTTGAAGGTGAATTTACGAATAACTTATAGATAAAACGTGATGTTGTGATATAAAAGATATTTGAGTCATTTTGTGAGAATTTAATCTTTAAAATAGTCTCATTACTTCCTAAAATGATACCAACTGATTGTCTTAATGATAAATTATAGTTTTGAAAAAGATTACAAAATATCTGGTTATTGCGTTGTGTAACAACTAATAGATAATCTAAAAACTTGTTATAAGATAAACCTAATACATTTTCTTTACGACTTATTAAGCGGGCAGAGCGGGTTGTATTAAAATTAAAATCATATTCTTTGAAATATCTAGTTACATTATCATATACATGTATGTGTTCATTAGATGTTGCAATATAACGAGGGGATTTTAAAGCTAGTTTGTTTTTAACGTTAGTAGAACTCTGCAAATCAATCAAAACGGTATCATTACCTAAACTATCATCATAATTATAGAAATGCTCAATATTAAACTTGAAGATTGTTTTGTTGCCTGCATCTGCAACATATAAAATATTACCATTCAAATCTGCATCAGTAATTTTTGAAAACGATAGCACATTGTTTACCTGATTAGAGCAAAATGTTGTAGTTGTTGCAACACCAACTGTATTATTAGCTTTACTACCGGTAAGAATAGTTAGAGATGTAGATGTTGGTATAAAAATAGCATAGTTGTTTTCACTACTATCAAATACAGCTTCACAACCAACGCTATTTGATAGTGTGGTTAAAATGGTTTGTTGTGTTGTGGTTGTAGATAACCCCGTAAAATCTGTAAAGTATTGTAATTCTGAACTATTACCTGTAATTGCAATGGTGCTTGTATATACTTGTGGTAAATCACTATTTTGAATAAAAAACCGTGAGTATAAAAATTGATTATTAAGATTTAATTTGCGTAATTTTTCGTTTATGGAGTCCGCTGTAATAAACTCGTTAATTTTAAACTTTACTTCATTTAAACTATAAGGTAAAGTAGGTGTTTCTGTTATATCTCTGTCAAAATAAAACGTAGATAAATAAACGTCGTTTAAATAATTCGATTTGTTTGATAGTGGTGTTGATAAACTTATTTTACCCGCATAAGCCACTCCATCGAGAGTGTTAAAATAACCAGTATAATCTGTACCAGTGAGGGTAAACGCATTACCTGTAGTATAACTAAATTTGTCAGTAAAATCGATCATATTAATAATTAATAAACGAAATATTATTGATATCTACATCTGCTGGTAATACATCTTGTAGATTGTTGTAAATGTTAGCAGATATTTGCTGCTCTAATCTTGTATCGTTAATATTTGCATTTTTAATAACGATATTAACCTTATCACTTTTACTGTACGGTTGGGTAAATTTGAACAGTGTTTGAATTTCCTCAATATTGTTGCGTTGACCACAAGGTAATGTAATATTAATTGGTGAAATACCTATGTTATTTAAAAGTATAGCTTGTTGTTGTAAGTCATTTACACCAGCACTGTACACTTTTAGATTTTCAATAGTTGCATTTCTTAATACGTTATACCCGGTAATATTAACAAAATTATCTAGTGTTGAATTATTACCAAGACTGATAGACCCTAATCTAATATCGTTAGTAGCTACAGTATTGATTCGATACTTACTCTTATCAATTGTAGCACTATATACAAGGTTGTTATTGATTACAACTTTATAATAACCTTCTTCTGTATTATATGTTAATAATATAGAATTTTCATACTCACTTAAATCAGATAATTTAATTTCATAATGAAGTGTTTTTATATCTGTATCGTCGTAAATATTCTTTAACTTGAAATCTATATTGAGATTATTTTGTGGATCGTCATTGATAAAGTATGGATAGTTTGTCAAACATTGTTGTTTTTCGTTAGATAAAAATGTAGCATATTGATTAAACGTTTTGTTTGTATAGTCAAAAAGGTAATTTCTACCAGAAAGTTCAAGCATTTCAGTTGGTGTGCTTGATAGGGTTGGGGTTAAATTATAGATCGAATAGTTTAAGTTTACATCTCTTGCTAATACAATTGGTGTAAATGAATAACTATTATTGTATGCAGCAATATGATCAATTTGTACACCAGTTAAATCGGTAAACAATGTTTGATCGCTTAATAATCTACGAGCTTGATTAACTGTGGCTAGTTTATTATTATCATGGAGAATATACAAGGTGCCGTCGTCATCAACTGTAAAATCAGTAATGTATGAATTTGAAGCTACAAATGTTTCTTTACTACCTGTGATCTGAACATTGTAACTTTCAATTCGATTATTAGAAATTAAATTATACAACGTTGTACCACGATGTATAATCTTACTACCACTAAATCCATACAATGTGTCATTATAGTAATGAATATTAGTATAGCTACCTGCACCACCGCTTATGAATGGTGTAGCAAGTTGTGTATTAATAGTACCATTTAATGTATTAACAATTGCACACCCACCATTAACGTCTGTTAAAAATGCTAACGTATTACCACTTAATGTGTAGTTAATGTAATTAGATGCAGGTATTACACTACCTAAATCATAAACGGTCTTGATAGTACCGGTTGGTCCTATTTTATACAGATTGCTATTAGTGGTTGTAACAAAATAGTTTTGTAAATGATCTGTTGTTATAATGTCTAATACGTCTGATGAAAAACTTAATGTATAAATTAGTGAGTTTTCAGTATTATAAACATATACGTTGTTTTTATTTTTTGTATAGATGAAAGGTGTAATCTTATTATCATTGTAGATTGTAATACCTGAATCTACTGCAGGGGTTACAATATAACTTGTGTTATTTTGCCATGGTCCTTTTATTGTAAATGATAATGTAAATGAACCACTTCGAGTAATATCTTGAATAGGAATTGATACACTTTTATCACCTTCAAATGTTAATGAATTTGTTAATACATCTATTGGTGTATTATTTGATGTAAAATATTGAGTGAACCCCGTCTGTATATTACCGGGAATTGCATTTAACACATTATTAATATTGGTGTTAGATGCTCTATCATATGTAAACACACTATTAGGGGTAATAGTTATGTTTGAAATAACATCGACGTATTGTTGTTTTGCTACAATATCACGGTTTGTTGGGTTAGCTAAGAAACTTACAATAGGATTAGCTGTTGTTGGTGAATATACCGACGATAATTGTACAACATTAACCAATTCGTTAATGTTAGGGAAATAATACCTATCTACCCACAAATTATAATCACTACCTGCAGATAGCCACGTTACAACATAATTACCCACAAATGGATTAGATGCATCAACTTCTTGTTTATATACTTTATCAGATAATACTGGGTCAACAGATGCTAATGCACCATCTTTAACGAATGATGTATCGTTAATATTAAGTCTATCGTATGGAAATATAGATGATGGAGCAGTTACGATTGTCTTACCATTGTTAATTGTAAAGTCCTGTGTATAACAGACGAAATTTAATGAAATCTTTTCATAACCACCTTCTTCATTGTTACCTGTAAAGAGTGATGTATATTCTCTAAACAAAGGAGCTGGGACATTATCTGAAGATACAAAATTAGGGTTATCGCGTTTTATGAAATTCTTCTCTGATAGAAGATTTTTCATTTTAAACACATTCATATCTACTTTAGATGTATCAACAATATTATTATATTCAAAGTGGCATATATTATTGCTTACAATATCGCTTAAACTCTTCTCACTATTAATATTTAAATCATTAAAATTTGTATCTGCAACATAGCTTACCCAACTAGTGTTTAGTTTAGGTGTGAGTTCTGTTCTTGTAAGATCAAGATAAAATAAGGAAACACTGTCTAAAATATTGTAAGTACTTGTATATGGTACTAATGTAAAAGCTTGATTACTTACACCTAAAACAAACGTATCAAATCCAACCTTTTTAAAGAACACCCCATAACCATCTTTATCTAAAATATAGCTAAACGCATCTAAACTTTGCAAATTAAAGTTATAGTTTGTTGAAAACTCATAAGACGTAAGAAAGTAAAAATTACTTACTGTTGTGTCATATACAAGATAATAATTTAAATCACCTGAACGTCTTTTGATACGGCATAAATTTTCGTCATAAATTTCAATCTCAAAGAACATTAGAGATTTATCAACTAAAGTTGAAGACTGGGTGAAACTATAAGAATATTTACCAGGTTCTGTAAAGGTGTTAACGATGTCAAATATTAAAACATTATCAACATTTTTAAGCGGTGTAACGTAATCAATAACCGGGTATTCCAATTCATTAAAGTTAAATATCTCTGTATCCTGTTTTAGATTAGTGAGATATAATGCACTATAGTTGTTAATCGTTGCATCACTAGTACCAGAAAGTGCATCAATATAATTAAAACGAAACCCTTGTTCAAAACTAATGTTGTTTTGTTTGATGGACAACGACGTATCGTTATATGTAGCAGATGGTGACGCTATTTGGGTAAAACTATATCTTTGTAGACTCACAATATTATTTATCCATAAGTACCGTATATATCGGTATTATTGATTGTTTGGTCAAATACTTTTGATATACTTAACTGATCCACATCACCAGGATATGATTTTGCAGGTGATGTTTCTTGTATTGAAGATGATACAACACCAGTAAACGAGTTATCATATACTTGATTGTTACCAGACTCACCAGATAATCCAGGTTCATATGAATATTCAAATCGTTTACCTTTTAATCTATAAACATATGAACCATAAATTGGGTTGAGAGTTGGTATATCTTCATCAACTCGTTCAGTAATTTCATAGTATCTTGGACCCCTGTTACCAGGTCTGCATGAATAGTCTACAAGTTCGACAACATCGCCAGACTTAGGCTCAACTCGCTGACCGAATGAAGGGTAGCTTAAACTACTGAATAATGTGGTAAATGTATCAATAGATACAAAACCTGTAAATTCTTCATCAGAAACAAAACCAAACTTCTTTAATGTGATTGCATTATCAGAAACCTGAACATACATTCGAATTCGTTGTGGTTCAGAATATCTTCTGGTTGGGTCTTCACCATAAAAGTTGTCAGTAGCTGATACATTATATGTATTAACATAATAATTAACATTGGTACCGAAGTTGTTTATTAACTCACCAAATGCATTGTTATAGATTAATGATTCACCTTGTAAATCATCAGCATTAAAAATTTGACACGCAGCATTAGCTTGTGCAGCAAATATTTGACATTGTTGTAATGGTCTGCAATCGCTCATGTTGTTACTTTAGGACCAGTTAAATAATAAAATCCACCTTGTTTGGTGATAGTTTGTTCAGAGTTTGAGTTAAGCTTCTTTTCTTCACCTTCTTCTGGTAGATTAATACCGTATTCTTGCGCAATATTTGAAGCTTTATCGGGAGTTAAAAACACCTTGTTAGATAAACCTTTTGCTACAACCTCACTTGCGGTTGTTTTTCTTTGATCTGATAATTTGTGATCTTTAGCCACCTTTGGATTGAAAATATCACGTCTAGGATTACGTCGAACCATAGATTGGGTCAACCCATTGAGGTTATTCTTGAAGAACTGTTTAAATGACTTCACTATATTATTTAATACATGCAAAAGAAAAACCTGAGCATCGCTCAGGTTTTCCGTGGTTTGTTTTAATCTATTTTTTATGCCGCAAATGCGTCAGTACCAGGCTTGCTTGTCTTAGTAGACTTCACCTTGTTGTTCTTACCCATATCAGGTGCTTTTGCACCGTGAAGAGCATGACCTAATTCACCGGCTTCACCATCAACTTCGTCGGTATACTTACCGTCACCAGCTTTACCATTTGGCTTAAGCTTCATTGAGCTAACCTTATTGTCTTTACCATGGAATTCAGAAGGTACTTTAGCGCCATTAAGTGCATGACCCATTGTTTCTTCATCTTCTTCACCAAAGCCACCCATATCTTCTTTACCACCCATGTCTTCTACCTCACCCATGTCTTCCATTTCATCACCCACGTCTTCGTCACCACCAATTACTCCCATGAGTACATCGTGGAGCTTTTTAGCAAGCTCTTTATCAAGGGTAATTGTTACTGTTTCTTCACCACCCATGTCCATATCAGCACCTTCTTCACCAGAAGTTTCAATGCCAAGGGCGTCAAGTTCGTCGGTATCGGCAACGTCGTTACCTGCCATTACATTTTCGTATAATTTTTCAAAAATAGATTTGCTCATGAAATTATTTATAGCATCACGATTAATTTTTCCAAAATTTTCTTCGTCTTCATCTGGGTTTTCTTCTGCGGTTAAATTTTTTCCACCGTAGGTATTATCTTCTTCAGAATCTTTTTTAGACATTTTATTAGCATCAATTTCAGCAGGCTTAAAACCACCCTTTTCAGATGGACCACCGGCTTGCAACTTTGCTGCATCTTTATCGTTTAGTTCTTTAGCTCCGGGTCCAGACTTTGTAGGTAAGGTTTTTTCTTCAACAACAGAAATATTGTTAAGCATATTACCATAAATTTGACCAAGTTTATATAATGATTGTTTTGACATATAAATATATTTAGTTAAACTTGAATAAAAACACAGGTGAGAGATTCAGTCTCTTCAAGTTTTGTCATATGTTTAATGTGGAATTTATATCTTTTCAATTCTTTTCTTAATATTGCAAATCTTTCTACATTAACATTAACAATGATACTACGATGGATATCGTCATAGAGAACATAATCACAGAATTCTTCACACAAGCTAGCTGCACGGCTTACGTTTGTGTGTGATTTAGACATATATAATATTTAGATATATGGCAGGACCTCCAAAAAAGAAACAAACTTACCTAAATAACCCAAATTTACCTACATCAGGTGCGGTGTTTGAATATACACCAACAATGGTAAAGGAAATTAAAAAGTGTTCGCAAAATATATTACACTTTGCTGAAGAGTATTTCTTTATCGTACACCCTGATAAAGGTAGAATGAAGATACCCCTTAGACCGTATCAAAAGAGAGTATTGAGAAAGATGAGAGATAATAGATTTTTCATCTTATTATCACCACGTCAGTCTGGTAAATCTACCATGTATACAATTTACTCATTATGGCATGCATGTTTTGAAGCTGATAAACGAGTCGTTATTGTAGCTAACAAAGAAGCGACTGCAATTGAAATTTTCAAACGTATTAGATTAGCATATGAGGAACTTCCTAACTGGTTAAAACCTGGTGTTGAAGAGTATGGGAAAACTTCTATGAAGCTAGCTAATGGATCGGAAATTGGTATTTCAACCACAACAGGGAGTGCAGCTCGTGGTATGTCTATTTCCTTATTATTCATTGACGAGTTAGCGTTCATTGAGCCGGGATTAATGGAAGACTTTTGGAAATCCGTTTACCCTACAATTTCCTCAGCTGAAAAAGCAAAGATCTTTATTGCATCTACCCCAAACGGAACTGGTAATCTTTTCCACAAATTATGGATGGGTGCATTGAAAGGGGATAATGGATTTGGTTTTGATGAAATTAAATGGGATGAACCACCTAAGAGAGATGAAGCATTTAAAAAGAAGACTATTGAAAACTTGGGTTCATATGAAAGCTGGCTTCAGGAATACGAATGCATTTTCCTTCAGCATGGTGATGGGGCTATCGACCACGAATATTTTGACAAATTAATTAAAACAGTAAAACAACCTATAGGCGTATACGAGGATGGTGCATATAGAATATTTGATGAACCTAAAGATGGTAGAATTTATGCAGCAGGTGTAGATACTGCTGAAGGTATAGGAAAAGATTACTCTATAATTAATATCTACGATCTCACAGATCTATCTAATATAGAGCAAGTAGCTATATATTCATCTAATAAGATATCTCCTTATGATTTCACAACTAAAGTTAATGAAATTTTAACTCAATGGGGTAAACCACTAGCACTTGTTGAGAGAAATGGTGTTGGTGCTCAGGTTGCAGATAATTTGAGGAACAGATTTTTTTATGAAAAACTTGTAAATTGGGGTGGTCAGTTAGCAAATCGTAAGCAACAAAATGGGGTAATTTGCCACTCAAATACAAAAAATAAAGCAGTTACTAATATGAGATATTGGGTATCTGAACTCAAATGTGTTAAGTTTAATGACGTTGAGACAATAAAAGAATTTAGAGACTTTACTAGATATCCAAACGGCACATGGGCAGCAAAAGATGGTTGCCATGATGATAAAGTTATGTCCACCGTTTGGGCTCTTATGGCATTATATGATGACGTTGTGCAGCAGTATTTTGAAATAGCAGAAACCGATGATAACAACAAACCCAAAAAACTTGTTATTTCTGATTTCGGAATGAACTTAACTGTAAATCCTAAATCACTTTACGGTGATAATGAAATATTTAAAAATGATATTTTCACATTACCTTGTGTATTTGGAATGGGTGATCAAGTAGACAGTGATATAAATACGTTAGAACAAGAAGGCTGGTATATTTTATGAGTAACATACAAACTGTGCTTAACAAGACACGTAAAGATAAGTTTTTGCTTACCTTTTCGCTGCCAAATGCACTGAAAAAAATTAATTCCCCCACTCGAGATAATAAAAATATCAATCAAGATACGATGCAATTTTCTATATTTGGGACAATTGTACCGAAAGTTGAAAAACCTTCTGTTGAAATAAGATATGCAGGTAACACGCTGTTTAATTCTGCGCACTCAATTAACCCATTTCCTCCAATTGATGTAAAATTTACAGTTGATAACAGATATAACAACTATTGGGTAATATATCAATGGTTAAACTTGTTACAAGACGAAAAAACAGGCATTTATGATCAACGTAATCTATCAGATCCTGATAATTTTCAGGATTATCAAACAGAATTCATAATTACTGCTCTGGATGAATATGATAATAAAGTAGCCACATTTACATATACTAAAGCTTTTCCAGTTGCGTTAGGGGAATTAGGATATGACTACCGCAGTGGTGAAGAAATGGAGTGTAATTTCTCTTTTGTATTCTCACAACTACGTATAAATTTAATCAATACGTAAAAAACATAGTTGAAAAATAATAAATATTGATATGGCAACAAGAAGAACTATCCAATCACCAGGTGTTGAAATTAGGGAATTTGATTTATCTGAAAGACCCGCAATACCTCTCGGTACTAGTGTTTATATTACAGGTTTCGCAAATCAAGGTCCAACTGACGAAGTTACAGAAATTTCTAACTTAGGGGATTTTGAACTCATCTACGGTAAACCAACAAATGCAGCCGAACGTTACTTTTACCACACTGTAAGAGCGTCATTCCAAAATAGAAATACCCGTGTGAACGTTAATCGCTTACCATATGGTGTAGCAAATGGTACAGGATTTGGTAGCTTTTATACAGCTCTTGTATTCCCAGCTCAATTTTATAATGCTAACACCAACACTTTAACATCAAATCTTGATGGTCTTTCTGGTGTCTATTTTTTAGGTAGGCCAAAGCAATTCTCACTTACAAAAGATCAGTATCAATCAATTGTTGATGGTACAGGTTTTACTTGGTCCAAGACTGCATCAGCAGTTTCACAAATTGCAGGTGTTGCTAATTTCGGTAATGCGGGTGCAATTATTGTTAATAAAGGTCAAACAACCATTGATCAAGGCTTTAAAGGCTATTATGTAAGCATGGTTGATAACGTTGACGCTGATAACATTGGTTCTAGCTTCAATAAGATTCAAACAGCCCTTACAGTTTCACAGACTGCAGTAGGTGGTTTAACAAACTACACAACAATTCCAGGGAGCGTATTAACATTTAGCCTTACAAGTGCTGCTGGTAATACATCCGATTCACTTTCATATGTGATGGAAACAGCATCAAGAGGTTATATCATTGGTAATGATAACCAATTTGATGACGTACTCAATCTTGGTGTGTTTAAGCTTAATAGCAGCGTGTTCCTTGACGACCCTAACAAGCTTGTATATCTTCCCCAAGAACTTTACACTGGTTCGTTTACCGATCCATTTAGACAATTCGCTCCAGCAAATGGTGGCGCACCAGTAACATATTCATTACAGAATATTATTGCTGATAGAAGTGCAAATATTTCATTGCTTGTTAACCCATATATTACCAACCAAGCTCTTGATAGCATTGGTAAAGGTACATCATATGATTCTAATAGCTCGGTTAAGACACTTAAGAAGATAAGAACAGTTAACAACAACATGATTTCTAACTACACAACTTTATCAAGTTTTGTTGGTTATGAAATACCACAAGTAACAATCAATTCTACTGTTAGTGCATTAGGTTATGTAGATTCACTTCTACCACTTGGTACATATTCACCAACCGGTCCACAAAACGACAAGGTAGTTGGTAATGTGGTTGATAAACTTAATAGATCGATGGCAAAGATCAAAGACGATGAACTTTATAATATTGATATGGTTCTCGAAGGTGGTCTTGGTACAATCTACTCATTCACACAAGTAACTGGATTGTCATCATATGATGATACAACCAATAATCAAACATGGAATGCAGCATTAACTAGTATTCAACGTACATCAAATGTAACAGGTACTGACTTACAAACCTATTATAATGCTGTTGTTAATGAATTCCTTGGTGTTGCAACAACATATCAACAAGGTGGTCGTGGCGATACATTCTTTATTGCAGATCCAATTAGACATCTCTTTGTACAAGGTGCTAATACTAAAGTATCTGAAGGTAATTCATTCGTCTTTTCACGAGACATTTACTGGGCATTAAGAAACCTTTATAATAGCGTTGATACCTCATATGCTGCTGCATATGCTAACTGGGTTGCAGTTATCGATAGTGTAACAAACGTTAAGACATGGGTACCATCATCAGGTTTCGTTGCAGCTCGTATGGTAGCAACAGATGATCTTATCGGTCCATGGATTGCACCAGCTGGTTTCAATCGAGGTATTATTCAAGGTATTGTTGATATTGCATTCTCACCAAATCAACGTCAACGTGATGACCTCTATAAGGCAAGAATGAACCCAATTGCACAATTCCCAGGTCAGGGTAATGTGATTTTCGGTCAGAAAACACTTCAAACCAAGCCAAGTGCCTTTGATAGAGTAAATGTACGTCGTGGTTTCCTTTACTACGAAAAAGCAGTGAAACAAACAATGAAGTTCTTCGTGTTTGAACCTAACACTGAATTTACTCGTAACAGAGTGTTAGCTACACTTAACCCATTCTTTGAAAGAATTAGAGCTGCAGAAGGTGTTTATGACTTCTTAGTTGTATGCGACGACCGCAATAATACACCAGATACAATTGATGAAAATGAACTTATCATTGACATCTATCTCAAACCAGTTCGTGCTGCAGAGTTCATTCTTGTTAACTTCTACGCTACAAGAACCAGTGCAAACTTTGAAGAATTGGTAGCAAGAGCGTAATATAACAACTAACATAAATAATTCATATGGCATCAATCAATCAAAATATTCAAACGTTTTACACACAAGCCGCTAATAAGGATTTCTCAAGAGATTTCCTTTTCAGGGTTGTAAGAATGCAAGGTGTTGGCTTACCAGACCTCAGAGATGAGGATCTTGTATATGCTAAGGCTGCACAATTACCTGGTAGAACGATTGAAAATGTTAATGCATCATACATGGGCTTAAAGTTCAATGTACCTGGAGCTGCTACTTATGATGCATCAGATTCATATGACATAACATTTTATCTTGATGCAAGCCAAGAAGACTTAAGAACTAAGTTTGAAATTGCATCAAGAGAAATTTTTAATGATGGTCAAAGTACAGGTAATTATTTGATTCCAGGTGTTGAAAACCTTATTGTACTCACACAGTTAAATAAGGACCTCACACCACTTGGTAATTATTACAATCTTATCGGTGCGCAACTTCGTAAGATTGGTTCTCTTGATTATAAAATAGCTGAAGGCAAAGGTGAATTAATGGAACTCAAAACTACCATGTCATATCATTATTATACCGTTGGTGCTATTGGTCAGGCTCTTCAACAGCCACTTGGGTCGAATTGATAGAGCTATAAATAATTAGGTGCCAAACACCACTTTACAGTTCCTTAATTATATTTCTGGACCATGGGATCAAAGTATCCCGCTACGCACTTTATGGACATTACAGTTCGATAATTTGCCTAGAGTAATGGCTGGTGTTGATTTTATACTTGGTAATACAGAACGAACAAACTCAAGTGTTAGTAGATTTCCTATTAATTTCCGTATAAGCAATTCAATATACGGAAATTCTACTGTACCAACATTATTAGCACAAAAAATAGAATTTCCAAATGATTCGGTTGGTACTAGTTATACAGAAAACGAGAATATGGGTGGTTTGATTGGGGGTTATTATGCAAGACAACGTGAACCGTATAATTCTATAACTGTAAATTTCTTAGAAACTAATAAAGATATTATTGACTTTATTATGAGACCTTGGGTGATAGCTGTATCACATAAAGGGTTAATAGAAGATGGTGAAACGTTTATTAAAACCGATATAATAGCTAATATGTACTCTAAATTTAGTGAAAATAACTGGGCTTTACGTAAAACGGTGGTTTTTGAAGGAGCAGCTCCAGTGACAGTTCCAGGTGATAATTTGAACTATGAAAGTAGTGACAATAGTAATATAATTAAACCTTGCACATTTACATATAAACGTTACTATATTACAGATGGAACTAAATCTACTAGTGGTGTTGGTAGTACAGATGTTGGGGGAGCTCTAGCAGCTGAAGCAAATGTAGGAGCAGCAGGTATTGATACCCAAGGTGCTGGTGCTACTACTAGCACAACCAGACAACCACAACCAACACCAGTAACTACACCTGCAGGTACCACAACCGCAGCACCATTTAGATCACTACCAGATGCATCAAAACCACAGCAACCAGATCAAAAAATGAAAGATTTGGTAGCTACAAATCGTTTTAATCGATCAGCTCAAAATCCAAATAGTGTGTTTAATACACCAACCACACAAGGAATCACCACCCCCACTCCTGGTCCAGCTCAACAAACTTTAAACAATGCACTAAATCAATTTGCTAACGTGCCTTTACCTAAAGCTCAACAACCACAACAGCAAACCCTTACAAGAAGCCAAGCAATTGATTTTTTAAATACGTTAAAGTAAATAAAAGACAATGTTTGATTTTCCATTAATATTACCATCGGGTAATAAGGTAAGAATACCTGAAATAACCAATCAAGACGTTTATGCATTAATGAAGTTTTGTGTATTCAATGATATTGAAGGTTTTGAAAAATATGTTAATAGAATTATATTCGACCATTTACCATCATTAACTATAATTGATAAATTTTATATCTTATTATTTTTACGGGTAATATATTTGGGTGAAGAAGTCACATTTAATTTAAAAGAATCTTTTACCGATAAATTAAATGTATCTTTAAGTGTAATCTTAGAAAAATTTGAACAACTTACACCACCTACAAATGAAGTAATAGCAATTGATAATTTTAAAGTAGAATTAGGTATACCTATACAACTTTATTTTAACACTATTGATGAACTATATTTTAGTTTAATTAGATCCGTTACATATAATGGTTCAAAAATTGACTTCAACACAATTACAGAAGAGGAAAAACAAAAGATTTACGAACTGTTACCACCGAAATTTATTAACGAGCTACAACGTTTTTATACAACTCTTATCAACACTTTAGGTAATTTAGTTGTTTTTGAGGAAAATAAAACGTTTAACGTTAACGAAATCAGTGTAAATTTCCTTTCAAACCAGCCATGCTATTTTATAAAACAACTCTATTCACAGGATATTAATTCATTTTTAGAGTTTATGTATCAATTTGTTAACAAAGTTGGTGGATCGTTTAGTGATTTCCTTAAGTTGAGTATTAATGATTGTAAGATTATATTTAACTTTTACGTTGATGAGGTTAAAAAGCAGAATGAGGAGTTGAAAAAACAGAACCCAAAATTTAAATAAACAAAATGTCTAACGTAACCAATTTTATTGAAAAATTAACTGAAGCAAGAGAACAAGAGTTAATTTCTGTTTATATTCCATCAATTGATAAGCCTGTTAATTTTTATCCTCTTAATGTTAAACAACAAAAATTACTATTAAGACATTCGATCGATGGTGCATCTGGTATGATTAGCATTCTAAAGGAAATGAATAACATTATTCTTGAGAACGCTACCGACAAAACTATTAATTTCCTTACTGTTGATAAATACCCGGTGTTGTTAGCACTAAGACAACAAGCTATAGGAAATGAAATTACCATTAATGGTAAGCAATATAATATTAGTGAATTATCTACACCTACTAAGCTGGAACAAAAATATATTTCCAAAACTATTGACTATAAACAGTTCAAAGTTACGTTAGACCTACCGACCCTGTTACAAGATAATAACTTCTTAGTCAAAACAATCTCTGAAACGGCAAAGTTAGGAGAAGACAAGGTTAAAGAGACACTTACAACAATGTATGTATATGAAATTGCTAAGTTTATCACAACAATTTCATTTGGTGATATCGTTGTAGATTTTAATGTTATTTCTATAACGGATAAAAAACAAGTTGTTGAGAGTTTACCAATGAAACTCAATCAAAAAATTCTTAACTTTATTTCCGATGTACGTGAATTAGAAAATAAATTTATTACGTTTGCTGATAATACTATTATACCTATTAATACGCTATTCCTATCTACCCAATAAATAATTGGATAGATGGCTAACCTAGAATCAGTAGCTTTACTCCAATTAATTGACGTTCTCAAGAAATTAACTGAGCGGGTAGGAGTACCTGTTTCACCAACTAGTGGTAAACAAAATCCGTTAGTGGTATCACCTTCAGATGATGCAGAGCGTGCAAAAATTTGGGGTGAAACATTAGAAATTGGTAAGTTTAGTAAAACCACCACTTCAACTACATCACTTACTAATAACCCATTTGGTATTCTTGGTATTGATAGTAAACAATTAGTAAATTTATCAAAAGATTTAGGCGTTTCGGTGGAAGGGTTGTTAATGTTTAAAAATTTAGATTGGGAGATGATATCTGTAGCTGCAGAATATTTAGACGATTTTCTTTTAGATTTAACTCTAATGGAAGATAAAATTATTAAGTCTGTTACGATTGCTAATATGTTGAAAACAGTTGCAGCAGGTCTATCAGAAATTGGTATTTTTGGTGCTGCAGCTACGGTAGCAGCTTGGACTATAATAGCTGGTGCTTTAATACCCATTGGTGCTGTTATGGCAGCACTTGCGTTTATAGCTCCATTTGCACCTGTTATAGAAGCTGGTCTTTTAACTGTTCAAACCGTTATAGGTGCATTAATGTTGAATGCAGCTTTAGGTATAGCATTAATTGCTGGTATAGGATTAGCTTTTATACCTCTTGCATATGGATTATCTAAACTAGCAGAAATTGAATGGGAAACACTTGGTAAAGCAGGTGCGGTACTTGGTGTATTATTAGGGGTTATAATTGGATTGGGTGTACCAGCTGTAGCAGCGTTAGCTGGTCTTGGTGTGGGTGTAATGTTGGGAATTGCAGCTGGGTTAGGAGCTTTCGGGTTAGCTGTTAGTTATATTTCATCCCTTAATTTTGAAAAATTACCAGAAATTGGCACAAATATTGGTAAATTTTTAAAAAATATAGTTAGTGGTGAAGGTGAAGGCTTTTCTGGATTTGTTTCAGATTTGTGGAGTGGTGGTAAACTTGCAGGGTTAGGTCCAATATTATTAGCTGTTAGTGCTGGTGTTGCAGCTTTAGGTGCATCAATTAATAGCGTGGTTCCAAATGTAGATAAATTTACAAATTTTATTACTAGTTTTGTTAATGTTGATCTTGGTAAAATAATTAGTGTAAGTGATCAAATGACTGCTAGCTTTGATAATATTAGTAGAAGTATTCAAAACGTGGGTGAATCTATTGACCAAGTGAGTTTTTCTAAATTAGCTTTATTAGCAACAAATTTAGGTAAAGTTGCTGTAAGTGTAAATGCATTTAGTCCTGAAATGACAAAAACAAACGCTATTCTTACAGAACAACTTTTGATACAAAAACAACAGCTAGTTGAATTACAAAATCAAAGCGGGTTGCTTAAAAATCTTAAAGTAGGTGGTGGAAGCGTATCATCAGCTAATAGTATGGGAAAGAGCATGTTAGGTGATTTCACTGATACAAGACAATCTTTTAGAGAATCCGCCTATTACACCAAATAACAAACCTGTTATTAAATATTTTAAATGGCTAATTTTTTTACACTTCAAAAAGACACTGAGAGTGGTGTCACATTACCAGGTGGTTCTGGCCCTGTAGGGTTGCTTGGCGACGTTTATAGTGCAGATCCAGTTAATAATGGTATTGTAAGTGTTATTAGTAATATGAGATTTACTGGTAGTGACTTAACCACATATCAAAAATCTAGAATACCATTTTGTTTATTAAACGAATATGAGTTAATAACCAACTCAGCTGTTAGTTCACTTCTATATACATTACAAGGTGTAACCGGTGGTACGGGAGTTGCTCGTGCTGGTGGTAACGTGGTAAATACCATAAACACTTTAATAAAGCCAAGTGGTCCTCCTGCAGATTTAAGTACACAAGGGGGTATTAGTAATGGTCTTGACGCATTAGGGTTTACCGGTGTTGCAGAATTTACTAGAAATGCAGGTCAAACAATTTCAGATTTCACCACACAGCTTGCTGCAGCATTACAAAGTGGTTTGAATGCTGTTGAAGAAGTGTTAAAAACGAGCCGTGAACAAACAGGGTCAATAAAACCATACCAAAATTTATATGTAACCAAACCGACTGGGTTTCATTATACTTTTCCATATTATAGTAATAGTAAAAAAAATATAACATCAAATTTTAGTGTTACAGAAGCTGGATTACTTAATAACCCAATTATTAACACAGGAAGCAAGTTTATAACGTCAGGTATTGAAAAATTTGCACAGGTTGCTTTATTTACTGCACCTGGTGTATATATTGAACGGCCAAAATTTTATAATCTTGCTGATAGTGGTCCTGCATATGATATTAAATTTAGTTTAATTAATACGTTTGATGTAAGAGACATACAACGTCATTATGACTTTTTGTTTTTATTAACATTTCAAAATCTACCATATAGAAAAGATATAGCAAGGGTAAAATTACCACGAATTTATTCTTTTATATTACCTGGTGAGATTTTTTTACCATATGCTTATATTAGTAATATGACTGTCGATTTTGAGGGAAATCGACGTCTTATACGGTTAACACATCCACTTGGTAACGTAGTCGAAAGTATTGTACCTGATGTTTATAATGTAACTATAACAGTTACAAGTTTAAATCCTGATGCTGGTAACTTTATGGTAGCAGATAAACTATTGAATATTAAATCATTTTTTGCTGACGATGGACCAGTTACGCAACCTGGATCTATAGTACCCGCACAAGTGGGATCAGCAATCCCGGCTTCCGCCGCATAATTACATATGACACCGCAACTTAAAAACAATGAAATTTTAAACTTACCGAAGATACCATCTACAAGGTATGAAAATATTTTTAATGTTTATACGTTTGTAAAACAAGATAAAGATTTTTATTTTTATAATCTTAATAATAAGGTGCAATTACCAGTAAATGTTGATAGTAATTATTTGAATACTATAGTTTTGGATCGTACATTACCATGGACCACCCTAGCCTATAGGGTGTATGGTGATATGAATTTATGGTTTATTCTATATATTATGAATAAACAAAGTTCTACACCATCATTCACTGCTAATATTGGTGATTCATTAATTTATATAAAACCAGAGTTTATTAGCGCAGTATTAAGTAAATTAAATGAGTGAGGTTGTCAAATTTAATAATAGAAATTTTATATTTGAATGCGGTGCTATTAGTAATCGCATCACTAATAATTCTCCGGATCCAAAAATTATACCAATAAGTTTTAACACTATTGGTGAAATAGTGGTCAATGATTCATTATTTGATCCATTTTTAGATGCAACGGTAACATTAAAAACAACAAATAATGGGCTTGAGGCTACACCGTTATTGAACTTCGAGTTTTTTGCTAATAACAACAATACTATTTCTTTAAAAATTGAACCTGAAGATACAGCGACTTTAGAAGGTGATGTGAAAAACCACAATATTGTCGGGTTTCGTGGTATAATTTGTCATAGTGATGCGTATGGTCCTGATACTAGTGTAGGTCAATTACATTTTTTTAAACTTACAGATTTTAGAGAAGCAATACTAAGACAAACAAAACTTGCTGCAATTCAAATACCTAAAGTTGACGAAAATTATAATATTTCTCAAAATATTGATAATATAACTCGTAAAGTTTTAAACATAGGTGTTAACGCTGGTGATGAACAAAGTTCTAATTATATTGCTGAAAATGATACAGGGGGTATAAAATTTGATTATGTTTACCCTAACCATTTTAATGCTTTTGATGCTATTAACTTTTTAATCCCATATAATATAACTGATGTAGGTGAATTACCTATCCAAAATATTTTTAAATATAACTATACTTTTGATATCTTTGGATCTATACCCATCACACAAGTATTTCAAAATCCATATTCAGGCGAGTCAAATTTAGAAACATTTATTATCGGTGAAGATCAAATTGAAACTAATTCTGCACTTAATACAAATGAAGCTCCGCGCGGCCCTAATTCAACCATATTATTACCAGATAATAAAATTAATAACATAGCTTACAATAATATACACTTTGACGTTGCAAACAATGATTTATTACCAATTTGTGTTATGAACACAGTTAACCCACTTAATGTGGTGAGTATGGTGTATATAGACTTAGAAGAGCAAATTAAATTGTTTGATAAAAATATTATTAAAGATAACCTAGCTCAATTATATGGGCGTGATGTTAAACTTAATATTGATATTGATCAATCAAAAACCGGTAAACAAAACTACAAAATTTTTAATACAAATTTTAATATAGATACTGCAGTAAAAGTTGCAAAAGCTCAATTATATAACTCATTTATCTTTCAAAACATGTATATGACTATCACCACAAAAGGTCAACCATATAGAGAGCCAGGCAAATTTATAAACATCAATAAACAACAAAATTTAAACACCGGCAGCGCTGCAGATCGTAAATTAATTGGTCAGTGGCTCGTAACTGAAGTTAAACATATATTTACAGGTAATGGTACATATACAAATGTCATTCAATGTGTAAAACCCTTCGTAAATAAATAATTTTATGTTAATTTATTCACATTCAACCCCAGATATTTTAACAGCAACAATTCGTAGTGTTGATGATGTTAAAAACTCGGAGTATTGTGGTCTTGTTGGTCCTAATTTTCCTGAAGATGTGATGGCTTTAGATGGTGATAATTTAGTTATTGCTGACGAACCAGATAAACTTAATAGAGAGATTGCAGTAGCAATTGCTTTTAATTCAGTACAAGATTGTGAAAGTGCAAAACAATTTGTGCGTTTATTTTTACTGAATGCACCCACTATGGATGTTGCCACTATTTTGTATTATAAAGATAGAATATCTAATGGTCCGTTTGCTGATTGTGTGGGAGAGTATTCACAAGCAGCTATTGAAGCGTCGTCATTTGGTGTACCAAGTAATACCTCAGTATTTGGTGGTTCACCACGTGATACAAGTTTTCTCAATACTCTTAAAAACGCATTATTGGATTGTTTGAATGCCCCTTGTGATTATTTCAATGGGGGTGGCACGTATGGGTTTTTAGGAATGAATACACCAGGTGTAACAGGTGGTGTTGATAGCCCACCACCTATTGATGATATTTTAACATTCAATAAAATACCTGAAACGTTTCAACAAGTGAGTGCAACTCTTTCTGTTCAAACCAAGCTTACTATGTCTAAAATCAAAAACGTTTTTAAGTCAAAGGATCAGCGAATACAAGAAGAAGAGTTAATTCTTGCAGGTAAAACACCACCACCAGTGGTACCAACCGCAACAAGCATTTCATTAAAGAGTATATTACCTGATAATATTGTAGATGGTATGAAAAAATTATTAGCACCAACAAAGATTCAAAATGTTTTATCAGCAAATCTTGGTGATTGTTTTAGAATACAAGACTATCAGAGAAAATATAACCCATATACATATACAAAAACAGGTGGGTCAAATGGTGAAAGTATTGGGCCGCGACCTGCAACTGGTATACCTGAAAAAACAGTGAACCGTGGTAAGAGCGGTAGGAGTGGTATTGATTATACACCACCACCTGGTCTTAGAGGTTATGGTGGTGCTGGTATTGCTACAGTATTTGGATTGGATTATGATGGTAAAATAGATAGTCAGGATAATGGTATAGGTGCATTTGGTCAAAAAACAGCCAATAAACAGATAGAAGGCGTTTCAATACCTTTTGGAACAGCATTGCAATGGTTTGGAAAAGATTATAGAAATTATATAAGAAAAAATAAACCTTTAGTTGAAATAACAAACAACATGGGTAAAACAGTCCGAGTTCCTATTGTTGATTTGGGTCCTGCAGCTTGGACAAAAAATGACTTAGATTTAACATACAAAACAGCTCGTGATCTACAAACAAAAGGTAAAGCTACGGTAACATATAGATTAGTTAACCCACCATCCAATCAATGATTCCAGCATTTACAAAATTTACTTCAGTACAATTTACAGATACAAATCAGTTGTATTCACTTGAAAAATATTATTCAAACAACGCACCATACGTATCAATGATAGCTGCTCCAGTTATTGAAACTGGTCAATATTTGTATTCGGAAATATTCAAAGACCCAAATGGTAATTTAATACCATTTTATGTTACAACAACCAATGTTAATTTATCGTCCACCCCACCATCAACTCCATTTCCTACAAGAATAGATATAGTTTCTGAAAATGCAGATGCTGTAAAAAATATAGCAGCATTTTTTATTGATTGGCAAGTCGGTGGTTCAACCAATCTCATTGTCAAGCCAACACCGACTGCTCTTGGTATTGTAACTGGTATGCCTGGTACAACAGGTCTTATTAAATCATTTGATTTCAATAACTCACCACCACCAGCTACTAAAACACCAATACCACCAACAGCATTAGGTGGATCAGGTATTGCAACTAACTACATACCACCTGAGATTGAAGTATTTGGTAATGGTAATCTTAAATTGAGTGATATTGTTTCACTATCATTTACAAAAAATCAACAGTTATTTGTATCAGCTGCAACTGCATTTGAACAAATGATAGCTGATGCTAAATTACAAGGAATATCAACACCAACAAAAATTGATATGAGTTATATGTCTTATAACGATCAACTTAGAGCATATAATCTTAGACCATCACTCAATCCTGAACCAGGTAAATCGATTTTCGGGTGGGGATTAACATTGCTTTTTAATAAGAAAGATCCTAACTTTGCTAATTTTAAAGAATGGCTTAAATTTAACGCATATAAGTATAACATATATGGACTACGTGCAGATCCACGCGATAAATTTTATGCAAATGGTTTTATAGATGATAAAGATAATCAGTGGGATTATAGAGGTCCTATTGCTTCTTCAGTTTGAACAGGTGTAACGTCAATTACGTTATCACTTTCATCTAATAACTGTTTAATTAGTTCTTCACGACTTAAAAGCAACTTAGTACTGTTATCCATTACATTAAGTTCTTTACGAGCTTTAATATCCATTTCTTTAAGTTGTGTTGATGATTTAATTCTATCACGGGTCTGAAGTAACTTATTAAGCGATTCTAAAGCTGCGGAAGATGCTTTAACAACTTCTGCAAATGCTGTAATTTCTTTATCACTTGCACCTGCTTGGATATAATCCTTTAAGTTATCAACCGCTTCCATAGATTGAACAACTAATGTTGCAGATTTGTCGAGAACAAACTTTTCCAAATTTTCTGGGGATAGTTCTTGTTGAGATACAGGTGGTGGTGTTTTAGTTGTAAGTGAATTTTGTAATTGATCTAAAATTGAATCACCAATTTTATCTAAATCTGCGTCAGGTTCCATTTATTGTATTTAGTTAGTTGATTTCAAAAACAACCAAGTTAATATATACAAAGAGATGAATAATACACCTTGAATTCAAGTCTAGATTATAAATAATGATATGGTTATATATAGAACTAAATTTGTTTTGAAATCTGGTGATGTATTTTATTATGTTGGAAAAGATATGAAAAATACCAGATCCTATATAGGATCTGGTAAACTGTTACCTTGGTTTATAGAAAACAGTATTTACATACATAAAACAATAATTGGTAAAGCTAATTCTACAGAGGAACTTACTATACTTGAAAATTATTGGCTACAAAAACTTAATTGTGCAGAACAATGCAATTATTTAAATATTAACGGTTATAGTTCGGGTGGTGTTATTATAACTAACAGAAATAAATGGCTAACTTCTTTGCGTTTAGCCACACCTAAGAGGGTGGAAGCTTATAAAAAAACAAGAAATAATTGGTCTAAAGAAAAAAAGCAAAAGGTTTCGCATAATATTTCTATCGGTGTTAAAAAAGCATTTATAAATACACCTCAACATATAAAAGATTTACGTAAACAAAAAGAGATGAACACCAAAGAACAAAGAACACAAGAGCAAAAAAAACACGAAAGTTATCTTAAAAGCCAATCATCAAAACGGGTTGCAAAAGAAAGAGCTTCCGATACAAATAAACAAGCAGAATATTCACAGCGTGTATCAGAAGGGGTTAAAAAGTGGCGTAATAGTCTTTCTACAAATGATATTAAAAATATTACATTTAAATACAAAAAAACAATGTACACCAAAAATGGGATGTTATCATATGAAGTGCAAATACGTGAAATGATACATAAAAATACAAGTATTGAAATATTTCATTTTTTAAAATCAAAAAATATTAAGACGCATCATATTTGTGTAAAAAAATTTATTGATTTTTTAATAGATAATCCTATATTGAATTATGATTGAAGTTAAATTCGTTAAAATAAACAATAAAGCAAAATTACCAAAATTTAATATTGAGGATCCACTAACAGGTGACATCGGTGCTGATTTATATAGTGTAGAAAATATTACTATCCCTGCAAACGGATCTGCTGTAGTGGATGTGGGTCTCAAACTCGGGTTTATCACCCCCGGTTATTATTTTATTATATCTCCGAGATCAGGTTTGGGGTTTAAATATGGTATACAACCCCACTTAGGTAGAATTGATAACCAGTATCGAGGTTCGTTAGGAGTTAAACTATTTAACTTTTCAACTTTAGATTATCATGTTACTGAAGGAGATAGAGTTGCGCAAATTGAATTTCATAAATTAATACAACCTAAATTTTATTGGGTGGAAAACGCAGAAGATTCAGTTCGTGGTGATAAAGGTTTTGGATCTTCAGGAAAGTAAATATAATATTTTATATGGATTTAAATAAAATCTGGGTAGAAAAATTTAGACCCTCAACCATCGATGAACTCATCGTTGATGAAGATATTAAGTCAATTGTAAAGGACTTTGCAAAAGCTGAGCAGATTCCTAATCTGCTATTTGTGGGCTCACCTGGTACGGGTAAAACGAGCTTAGCTAAGATTCTTGTACATGATGTATTAAAATGCAACTATTTGTATCTTAATGCATCTGATGAAAATGGCATTGATACAATTCGTACCAAAGTAAGCAACTTTTCACAAACTAAATCGTTTGATGGAAAGGTAAAGGTTGTTATTCTTGATGAGGCAGATGGTATTACCGCACAAGGTCAGCAAGCTTTACGTAATTTGATGGAGAGTTATAGTGGTTATACTCGATTCATTTTAACTGCAAACTTTAAGCATAAGATCATTACACCTCTTCAATCTCGTTGTCAGAGTTTGAATCTTAAACCATCTTTGGAACAAGCAGTCAAACGTTGCTATCATATTCTTAAGCAAGAGAATGTAGATTTAGAAGAAGATCAAAAGCGTAAGTTTGTTGAGTTAATTAAAAATCATTTCCCTGATTTGCGGAAGACTATCAATGAACTACAAAAGAGTGTTGTTGATGGTAAGCTTGTAATTAAGTGTACAACTATTGATAATGAATTTATTAAAAAGATTTTTGAATATATCAAAACTAAAAAGGTTTTAGATGGTCGTAAGTTTATTATCCAAAACGAAGATATATTTCAAAATGATTATCAAACTTTGCTTAAGCAAATGTTAGAGTATGTTTATACTGTTGAGGGTGTTGATGAGTTGAAAAAGAAACAGATGATTGCTATTATTGCAAATCACATCTACCAGTCAGTCTTTGCGATTGATCTCGAAATTAATGCTTTCAGCTGTTGGATTCAGCTTGAAAGTGTTTGTTAAGGTTTTTTCTTACGTTGTTTAATCTTTGAGGTACTAGTCTTTGGTTTGGTGGTGGGTTGTTGTTTATATACTCCCATCTCGAGTTGATCTTGATAACTATCATTAATAAAAGTATTAACTTCATTGTCATCCAAATACATATTTGAATTTTGCTTAAGAGATTTCATAGCATTACCATTTTCATTGACCCCATTATTCTTAAGAAAGGTAAATAAATGACGAGCTTGTACATTATCTGCTTTTAATCTAAATTGACCTTTAAAACGCTCAAATTGTTGTTTTAATTTAATAATTTCAGTTTGAGCTTGCTTTTCACCTGCTAAACGGTGACCCCAATTTCCAGTAAATGTTGGTAAAGCTGCAGCAATTTTACGTTTAGCCCAATTACCAAATCTTTGACCCACACTAATTGGTGATGCTTCCTGTATCTGTTGATACTTTTCAAAAATAAGTTGCGAGTCTTTATCTTTCATTATTTCAACCCTTTTAAATACATTGCAGTGGTAGCTTTTGCAGACTTATTAGGTAGGCTTACGTTTTTATTTTTGAGAGAACGATCACCAAATCCTAATTTACCTTTACCTTGTGTATCAGAAAGATTAGATTGGTTTTCTTCATCTGATTCAAGTTCTTCTGGTTTGATATTCACCTTCTTAACAATTTCTCTTTCCTTTGAAAGAGGCATTAAATTTGGGTATGTGTCAACTTTATCAAGAAGAGAAGGGCAGCAAAGGGTGTAATCACTATAACGACCACCACCTTGGTCAAGAGCAATAGTTAACATAAGTTGTACACCATTACCAGCTGGATTTGCAGGTGTTGCAGCAGGCATATAACTCTTATCATCAACAACACGAATGTTGAGACCGCTATCAGCCATTGCGTCTAATCTTGCTTTGACGTCATCATTTAGATTCTTGTAATGATCTGCTGACTTGTAGTTGTCTTTGAACTTAACATAGTCACCAATAAGGAACCCACCTTCACGTTGATAACGTTGATAAACAGATTCAAAAAGTTTTTCGAATTTCTTTTGCATTGTAAATATATTTATTTGTTCCAATAAATAATCATATGACATTTGCAGATTTAGCTCAAAAAATTTTAAATGAGGCAACTCCAGATCCAAGAGGTTTAAGGACATCATCAGTTGGGAGATCAGATTTCAACCCACAATTACCTTCAGCTTCTAAGAAGCGTTTACCAACAGATAAAGCAGGTATTGGTGGTACATCCACAACAAGAACTATTCGTAATATTTTCAGACTATTAAAAAATGACAGTGCGTTTTTTGGTGAAATAAATGAAATCCTCAAAAAATATGCTCAAAGACAGCAAGTAAGCTATGAGTATGAAACTGATATTGTTAATTTGATTCAGCAAGTGCAAGACGGTGAAGATGATTTAATAGCATATAAAAAAGCATATCAAGAACACCAATTAGGTAGGGGTACACTTGAATCTCCTGAAAAAATTAAAGGTAAAATCAAAGCGTTAGAAAGTGATATTAAGGGTAGCCAAGAAGAATTAAACGATATTTTAAAGACAATTGAAAAATTCCCTGAAGAAAACGAAGATATGGAATTCACTCTTCGTAATAAGCTTGTAAAAGCTGTTAAAGATGCTGCAAGTAGATTGTTAAAGGAACTTGAAACACCTGCTGAAAAAGCATCTGAAGTAAAATCATTAGATCAACTTGAACAACTAGTTACAACAGATGAAGAATTACAGCAAAATTCAACCAAGCAAGCTGTTTTAGATTCACTTACAAAAGACACTGCAAAAGATAACGTTCTTTTGAGATATTTCCAGAATGAGGAAAACAAATATCAGGATTTCATGAAAGGTCGTTCCCTTTCAGGTAAATTAGCTACTATTGAACAAAATAAACAATTCAATATGTTACCTCTTTCTGCATTTGCTAGATTCTATAATTCTAGTGTTAAAGATGCAAGTTCTATTAAACTTCTACCAACAACTGCTGGTGCAAAAGCTCTTCAAGGTGGTTTTGCTGGTTCACAAGCTGGTAGAAAAGCTGTTGATAAATCACTAATCGATTTGAGAAAGTTAGTTGATAGAAATTTTGATAGTAAAGATCAAGGTGTTGAAAGACGCGCATTTGGGTTAATTGATACGTCTTCTGCATCACCTGATAAAAAAGACAGACTTAAGCAGGTTGTTACGCAAGTATTGAATGGTGAAACACCACCAGCTACCCTTGCTAATGTTATCTACAATGAATCCATTTTCGGATTTGATATGCTTGTTGAAGATTTGTTAACAGAAGCAAAAAAAGGTGCAAGATGCACTAAAGTTACAGGTCAACAACCATCATCTAGACCGACAAAAAAATATATGCGGTGCGCAAGAGTTGATGGTAAGCTTAAGAGAATCCACTATGGTGATCCAAACTTAAGAATCAAAAAATCCAACCCTAAAAAGAGAAAGTCTTTTAGAGCTCGTCATAAATGTTCAACAGCTAAGCCAGGAACTGCTCGTTATTACTCTTGCAAAAATTGGTGATAACTCAATAATTTAATAAATAATATTATGCCAGCAAAATCAGAAAAACAACGTAAATTTTTTGGTGCCGTGATGGGTGCAAAAAAAGGTAAAGGTAAAGTAACCGGAGCAGCAAAAAAAGCTGCTAAAGAAATGCCCGAAAAGGAAATTAAAAAGTTCCTTAAAAAAGAATCTTATGATGATGTGGTAAACAACTATCTCAAAAAATATCTTATTGAAATGGATGTAAGACAAGATCCAAGAGAAGTTGAAGGAATTACTGAACACCCTCATGAAGAAGTTACAGCAGATAAAAATGCTGAACAAGAAAATCGTGAGTTTAACGAGTGGTTAAAACAGAAATTTAAAGACCGTCCAGTATTTTTAAGAAATCTAGCGTATGATCAAGATATGTTGGCGGATTTGTTTTATGATTTCAAACAGGAAAGAGCACAAGCACAATCTGGAGAAGAAGATTACGAAGAAGAATGTGAATCAGCTAAAGAAGGTTGTAAGTGTGATAATTGCCCTGAATGTCAAGGTAATCAAGAGCAGGGTAAACAAATGTTATCATTTTATTTTCCAGGTAAATGAACTATAATAAAGTTTATCTCGAATTTATGCAACAGTATACAGGTGAAACACCGTATACTAAAGAAGAACTTGAAGCGTTGATTAGTGATTTAAGCGGTATGATTGATAACCCTGAAGTTAAACTTACAAAGGATGAGATCATTAAAAAGCTTAAAGGTTATATTAACATGCTTAACGATACCCCTGAAAATAAAGAACAACTTGGTAATATTACAGGTGAAACAGTAACAGAAGGTAAAAAAGATGCATGTTACCGCAAAGCTAAAGCGAAGTATGATGTCTTTCCTAGCGCTTACGCCAGCGGGTACATTTCAAAATGCCGCAAACGTAAAGGTAAAATTAAATGATCACATTTGCTGAATTTTTTACTGAAAACTTACGTGATTGGTTTAAATCTCATCGCGATCCAAAAACTGGTAAAAAATTCAAAGGTTGGATAAACTGTAAGACAGGGGGTCCTTGCGGTAGAAACGACACTAATAAAGGTTCTTACCCTGCATGTCGTCCTACGAGACAACAATGCAAAAAGATAAAAGGTAAGATGTATAAGAAAAAAGGACCAAAACGTGTACAATGGAAGAGTAAGAAGAAAGACTAGCTATTAAATATAATATAAATGGCTGTCAAATTAGACTTCTTACAAACAACACCAGCGGTAGTTGCTGCACCAACCCAGCAAACACAGCAAATTAGTTATTTGTATAAAGATCTCTTGTTAGATCTTTTATTAGCTTATACTAGAAGCCCAGAGTTATTAAAAAATCAAGAAGTAAAAGATGCAACACCTATATATGATTTTAGAGCTGTAAGTCAGTCTTTAAAAAACTTGTTTAGCACGCTACCTGGTCAAAAAATATTAAATCCACTATACGGATTAGACTTAAGAAAATATCTATTTGAAAATGTTAGTACATCTGTTGGTTATATTATTGGACTAGAGTTATATGACGTTGTACCAATTTTCGAGCCACGTGTTGCAATTACAAATATTGATGTAATTGCAGACCCTGAAAATAATCAGTATGTTATAGATATTACATATGTTGTACCAACGTTGCAAGTGGGTGTTGATACAAAAGCACAGCAGGTTAAAGTAACATTAAATCAAAACGGATTCACATTAGTATGACAAAAGACCCTAATTTCGTAGAATATAAATTACCAACAAATGCATATGCATCGTTTGATGCTATGTCAATGAAGCAACAAATCATCGATAGATTAACAACTAATGGTGTTTTTACTGACCAGGTATTTGAAGGTAGTAATTTAAATGCAATTATTGATATAGTTGCATATATGTATCACGTTTTACTTTTTCAACTCAATCAAAACGCATCAGAAGGTATTTTTACCCAAGCTACAATTTATGAAAACATGAATAAGCTTGTCACGTTACTAAATTATAAGCCAAATGGACAACACACATCATTATTAGATTTTACTGTTACCGCTAATATTGGAATACCTGTTGGTGTGTATTTGATAAGACGTTTTAGTTATATACCAGTTGATGGTTATAATTATACCACTATCAATGATATTACTTTTGAAAAAACAGTTAGTAGTGCTGAAGAAGTAGCAACAAATAATGTTTCCTTATATCAAGGTACACTTACAGAGTACCCAACATATGTTGCAACAGGTGAAAATTTCGAAACTGTTTTCATTGCATATAATAATTTAGTAGATGTTACAACACAAAAATTTGTAAGTGATAATACGTTTTCAGTATTTGTTAGAGAAATAAACGATAATAAATGGTATGAATATACTGAAACACCTTCTTTATATTTGAATATAGGTACTGATCGTGTTTTTGAAAAACGCTTTAATGAAAATGGTAGATATGAAGTTAAATTTGGTGACGGGGTTAATGGTAAAAGATTAACAGCAGGTGATTCTGTTGGTATTTATTTCATATTATCTGACGGGGAACCTGGATTAGTTTCACCTAACGCGTTACAGGGTAACCAAATGTTGTTATTCAATTCAACTCGCTTTAATCAAATTATTGGTGACATTTATGGTGATGTAACATTTGTAACTCAAACTGATTTACCTAATTTAGCATTTGATAATGAATTTGGTAGTACACCTGTTTCGGATTCAGAAACTGTAGATGAAATTCGTGTTAACGCTCCTAAATTATTTAGTGCTCAAAGCCGTGCTGTGACATTAACAGACTATAAGTCAATCTTAGATAAAAACTTTAATTATATTCTTGCTTCTACTCAAGCAATGAATAATAACCAATATGTTAATACATATGTAAAATATTTTTATGATATTGGTTTAGGTCAACCTAATGATGATACCGACGTTTTAATTAACCAAGTTAATTTTATGACTAGTACGAATTTTAACAATGTGTATCTTTTCATGGTACCTAAATTCGGAACGATCAGAAATGAAACAACACCAGTTACTTTAAGTGTATCACAAAAGCAGTTGGTTGTAACTGAATTAAATAAAGTGAAAAGTGCAACACATGAGGTGGTGCCTATGGACGCTATATATAAAGCATTTTCATTTGGATTAAATTTACCTGGAGAACAGTTATCCACTACAATAAAAGATGAAACATTTTTAGTCATTAGACGATCTGAATTAAGTAAGCAGTCTCGTCTAAAAATTAAAAACGATGTTATATCAGTTATAACAAGTTATTTTGATACAGCAAATTGTGAACTTGGGCAGATTGTTGACTTAACTTCTCTATCTAATTCAATCTTAGCTATTGAAGGTGTGAGTAAGTTCTTTACAAGACGTGTAACTGCAACACAAACATTGCAATTACCTGTAATTAGCATGCTATATTGGAATCCTAACTATTCTACTGCAGATATTAATATTGCTGCACAAAATATACCATTACAGGTATTTGAGTTTCCGTTTTTCTATCAGCAATCACTCTTAAGTAATAAAATCATAGTTGAAGATGAATAATATTTTTGCGCCATTCTCTATTACAAATTTTCAGGGGTATAGCACAGAATCTACCACTACATCTTCGTTTTCTCTAACAGGGTATACATTACCTATAACACCATTTACATGTAAACCTTCAACTAATGTTCAAATTGTAGGTGATCCTAATTTCTTTATCACCGAACCTGTAGTTTTTAGCTTTTTGACATCTGAAAATAATAGCGGTAATCTTAACTTTGTTACTGAAGAAAATGTAATACCTACAAATTTGTCTAATAAAAGAATTGTTTGGTATTTCGGAGATGGTACATATTCTAATCAACTCACAGGTAAGCATGTTTACACAAAACCTGGTATATACAATATTACAAATGTATATTTTGATGCATCTGGTTATTCATATCAAAATACATACTCACTTCAGCTTACCGTTTATAACTTTATACCCGATGCTTTGGTACCTTCTATTTCAAGTGAATATGTATCATCAAATCAATATGTTTTAACTGCAGGTAAAATTACCAACCCGTTTCGTATTGTTCGAACAACTTCATGGCAAAATAATTACCTACTTTCTGCTTCTTCTAGTTATAGACTTTATTCATTAAGTGGTACTGAAAATTATTTCGACCAAAAACTTACAACCAACAAATATGGTCATTTATACCCATATTCATCATTTTACGATGTACAAAGCGGTGAGTTGATCGAAATTCAAGACTTCACAACATCTAACACATTATTGTATTGTAAACTAAGCGGTGAAACACTTGTACAAACAACCGAAGAGGATATTAATAGTGTATTTTGTGGTGCTTCTGGTGATAAGCTATTATATTTTAAAGACGACTTACCACGATCGAATATTAATTTGTATGTTATACCATATGATATCAACGTAGAAGTAAACCAAGTACCAATTGGTATTAATGCTACAGTTCTACCAAATACAGCTTTGAGTGCTTTAGCTATATCATCAAACGGTATAACTGGTGAAGGTTTTCGCAATAATACATTTGATATTGATAGTATTAAATTTGTAGGTGAAAAAATTAACTTTGTTGTTACAATAAAAGACAATGAATGGTTTACCGTAGCTCTATCTGGTAATACTTCCTTTGCAAATTTATCTGTCTACCCTATAAACAGTCAAGGGGTACCCGTACATAACATTGGAACAATTACAAGTAATTTTTCATACTTATCATCTGTTTCGGGGGGATTTTTCCGCGGGTTGTTTACACCATCTATAACTGCAACTGATATTCGTTTAAAGGTTGATGGTCTTTCCCTTAGCGGGTCACCGTCAATATTTAGCGGACTTAGTGGACTTAGTGGTGTATCATCAACATTTACCATATACCCTTCATCCGGTCAATATAATATTGCAAAAATTAACGAAGATTTTGATTTTACCAATCAAATGAAACAATTGAGATATCAAGAGTTTTTACAAGATTATAACGTGTTGTTTGATGACTTTTTTGGTACAATCTTTGGTAATTTATCTTCAGAGCCAACTTCAATGGGTAAATTACCATATGAGAAGATAACCAACTTTGTTTCAAATAAACATAATGTTGATAAATGTGATGTTGATTCGTTATTCTCAATGTCATATGAAATCGCTAGTGATTTCAAAAAATTCGAGAAAAACAACTTCAATTACCCAGCTAAACTTAAACGTTATGCTGATATATTTTCAATCAATCATTCACGTCTTTGGGGTGCTAAAAATCAATGGAATCTAAATTTTGACAATAAATTTGGTGCTGATTCGACAAAATATGGCATCAATTTTGGTACCAAATTAGATTTTTATACCACTGTGCTTACTGCAACAGATGGTTATATTATTGCGTATGAAAAGTTTAGTGATACATTTAAGTTATGCAATACTTACATTACAACTAGTTCGGCACTATCTACCTATGCTTTAAGTTCATACAATGACACATGGGGTTGGAATTTAGTATTAGGTACAGGTATTAGTGGTAGCGAGATACTCAAATATTATGACTTCTATCAATATATTGATGTTAGAGATAATACTATTTTAGATAGTGTAATCAATTTTAACGACCCACTTAATACGGTAAATTATACAACTTCGTCATATAGCGAATGGGTAAATGATGGTGGTATCATTGATAATGTATTATCAAATATTTTATACACTAGTATCAATTTACTTAGTACTTAAATATAATTGATGGAGACTTCAGTTATATTTTCTTTTAGTGAGATAGATTATTCTATTACTAACCCAAAAGCTACTATTACGTATGATAATAGTGCTCCATTCACTTTTATAGAATTTTTAAAATATACAGGGGATACATATACTCCAAATGTGTATGATAAATTTTATCAAGAGTATTTAAAAAGTTGGTACACAACACAAAATAAAACAGATATAACAGAAGCAGATTTCATTGCAACTCAATATGTTGATCTACTTAAACAGTTAACACTCACCTATTCAACAAAAGATGAACAGCGTTTCCTATCAAATATTGATTTTGATGACCCAGAAGACCTTGAAATTGTAATTCCATTTTATACAAGAAAGTTAAAGGAAATTATTATCTTTTACAAGGATAGAAGAGATAAACTTAAATTTGTTATCGATAAAAATAAACGTAAGACAACCAATTTAAGTATTGAACTTGCAATAAAAGAAAATATTATTGATTTCTTATTCGATAACAATACATTTCACACATTAAATTATTCACATTCAGCTCTTGCAAATGATATTGAAATTGAAGTTGAAGAATTAGTTGACACATTTGGTGCATATTTAAATGCTGCTCCAACCCCTTCTTCATATGGTGGTGATTTAAGAGAGCAATATTATTCTGCAAACCGTAATGATATAAACGGTGATGATATCCTTTCTATTAATGATTATCTTTCTAACACGTTATTCAGAAATACGTTCTTAAAAGAACTTGGAGTTGCATTTACAGTAAACGTTAATTTAACATATGACCCGGTATGTAGTCCTAACAACCCTATTGGTAAGTTTATTGATGAAAAGACCAAGAACGGGATTACCCCCGCAGATAAACAATCACTCAAAACTCAGTTATTAGAAAAATATATTGGTGTTGATTACTATTATATTCAACGCACAACTGATAATCAAATCTTATCAGGTAAGCTGTTAACAGCTAGAAACCCTTCAGGTAACCTTATAAACGTTAAAAACGCTTCTGTTGCTGCAGTACCATCAGATCAGTTAACATCATTGAAGAAAATCGGTTTATTCTTTAACGAAGATCATCAAGGTGTTTTAAGATTTGATAGTTCAAAAAGTGATTATACAATAGATACTAATCAAATTCAATCTGGTCAAACTATTGTATACCCAGATCCATTAGTTTACGGGGATGTATTTTACTATCAAAATATACCACTAACTTTTTATGTTGACAACACGGTTAACGCAAAAAACATTTCAACATCATATACGACTGGTGATCCGTTAGTTACATATCGCGATCAACCGTTCTACGCTTATTATTCAAAACAACAGACATATAGTGAGTCACCTGATAGTGCACAAGATGACTTTAAACGACTATACAATCAAGGTTACGCTCAAGGTTGGAAAGAAGACATTTACGGTAATGAATATGGAATGTTTAAAGATCCATTCGGTCAATATTTTTATGGTATTCAAGAGCAAAGTGAAAACTACGTTAAATTATTACCATTAAATGGGTTTACATTTAATTTCAATATTAGCTCTGATTTAACAGGTTATCCACCCACTTTAACCAATTCAAAACTCACATTAAGTGGTGGTACATTTGTGGGTCAAGATAGTATACCTAACTATTATTTTAATTTTAGACTTTTCCAACCATATCAAGATATCCCATCAAGATATGACTTGTACCCGCTTTCTGGTGTTTCAACTATTTTATTAAATCAAGTACCTCTTGCTCAGGCTACCACTGTTATTAGTTCAATTACAGGTACAAATACATATTTGGATATCAAAAACAAAACCTTACTCGAAGGTGGTGTTTATGTAAAAAATATTGTTACAAATGAAATCCAACCTCTTTCAACTGCATTACAACCCACCTTTAATAAGTATCCAGCTGCAGTTCGTAATGATATCTACAATGGCATAACAACATTTGATGTTATCTACAATACAATCGTACTTGATTCACCAAATTATGTTGTTGTGGAAAAAGTTGAGTTTGATTCAACTGGTTTTATTACACCAAAAACAGCTAATAGTTATGTTACTATTAATGGTGATCCGCTTGCTAAAAATAGTAATAAATTCTTTAGTCCAAAGACAAATGATATATTTTTCTATGTAACTAGAATTTATAATCAATTTTCTAACGATAGCAGCAAGATTATTTACCCAGAGATTTACAAATATAATATCAATGATAGTGTGTTGATTAAAGTGTTTCCACAAACTAACACCTATATTACAAATGTAAGTTCAAATTTCAGTTTATTCAATGTAATTAGTAGTTTAAACATTGTAGAGATAGATACCCCTAGATTGACGTATAATAGTAGTAACAACTTGTTCGTTGCTAATTATATTGGTAAAGATTCTAATAAATCACCTTACTTATATGATATTCAATTCAAACTAGTAGCTGATCAGGTACAAATAGAATCTTGCAAGGTGTTTGATATTAACACTTCAAAAGCTACTAGCAATTTTTATTGTGCATCATCTTCAGGGGTATTATCAACTATATCAGCACCTGCTTCAAGTGTATATAGTTATTATAATTTAAACTTTTCCTTCTTTAGTTCTGTTTCAAACTTTAGCGTGTTAAATAACATGGAGGGATATTTTCAATTCTAATGCAAACAACTACATATTCTGTTTCAACGAATCCATGGGTAACGCAAGGTGATGCTGTTATATTCAGCGATATCATTTATATCAAAGGTCAATCTACGTTTGAACTTAGCTTATCAGGTATAAATGAAACAGTTAACAAAGTTAAATCAATTACAATTGATTGGGGTGATGGCGCACCAGTTGAAACTCATACAATCGGGTTAGTTAAAAATTACTATAACGAAAGTGTAATTAATGAATTTTTAACAGGGGTTGAAAATACCATCTGTACAAGTTATTACCACACATATTATCCAATTCAATCAAGTTATTTGGTTGAAAGAACATGTAAAGCTATAGTAACGTTTCTTGCTAATGAACAAACATTACTTTCACAAAGTACATTAGAAATATATGTTCCTTTAAGAATTTCACAAACGTCGTATTATGATTCTGTTGAAGAATTGTTTTTAGTTAACAGCCAACTCTTACCTCTTTCAACTTCTAATACATTATTAAATTTACAGACATTGAATAGCAGGTTTACAATACCAGTTATTACAGATACAACTTTATCTGCATCTGCTGTTTCAACATTAACATCGTTCAGCACTAGTAATTTCTCAACATCAACAACACCACTTTCAGATCTTTACACATTATATGATGTTACAATAGTAACAAACTTTGATGGGGACTATAACATAACACCTGCAGCAACAATAAGACCAAACGTACCTCGTTCACTCTATCCAACTATTGGTATAGTTGACCCGTTAGTTGTATCGTTGACGGATGAATATCAAGTAGGTATATATGAAACTGGATCAACCGGGTGGGATACATACAAATTTTATGATGATGGTTCAGTTCATACAATTCGTTTAACAACATTGAGTGGTACATTTAATAGTGCTCAAATTATTTCCAACACATGTGGTGTAGGCATTGTTTCACTAACATCACCTGTAAGCTCGACGTATGATATACAAATTACCACACCTCAAAGCAATGGTACGCTCTTCATACGATATAGTAAAACATAAATAAATATATAAAATGCCAAACATTAAGTTTTCAGAATTACCACTTGCTACAACCGTCGACGGTAATGATATTTTTACTCTGGTAGAACAACCTCAGCTCGTTAATAAAATTGTCACATATCAGACTCTAGTAAGTCAAATCACTGCTTTAACACCAGTACAACAAACATCATTTGTTCGGTTATCTGGTGATACAATGACTGGTTATTTAACTCTTAATGCAAACCCAGTTAACAATTTACATGCAGCAACAAAACAATATGTAGATACAGTAGCAGGAGATTTACCAATTGGTACGGTAATGTATTTTGCTGCAAGTTCTGCGCCTGTTGGTTGGTTTGAATGTGATGGTAGAATTTTGAATACAGCTTCATTCCCTGATTTATTTGCTGCTATTCGTTATACATATGGTGGTGCTGGTGTATCATTTAACTTACCCGACTTACGTGGTGAATTTTTAAGAGGTTGGGATCGTAGTAGTGTACAAGGAGCGCGAGGTGTAGATTCTGGTCGTGTGTTTGGTAGTTCACAAACCGACGCAATGAGACCACTTACCGGTGAAGCACCAATGTATGCTATTAATGGTTTTGGTACCGGTACTGGTGTATTTTCACAACCACCACAAAATGCAAATGGTAATGGTACAGCTCCTGGAACTTTTGCAAATTACGGGTTGAGATTTAATTCTCAAGCAGCACTATCAAGTAATACAGCTAATGAAATTAGACCACGCAACGTTGCGATGCTTCCATGTATAAAATATTCTTCAGCTGGTCAAGTTTCACAAGTTGGATTGAGTGCACAACAACTTATTAACTATATTACAAGTTTAAGTTCTCAAATACCTAATTCAAAGTCTGTAGCTAAAGCTTGGGTAACATTCGCAGGTCAAACAGCAACACCAGGTATTTCTGCTTTTTATAACGTAACAAGTGGTACAAAAAACAGCACAGGTAATTATACATTCACATTTACTAGCGCTTTATCTGATGCAAGATATGGTGTTTTTATAAGTGATAATTATGCTGGTGCCGGCTCTGTTAACAGATATGTGATAAGTCAATCTACTAGCAATTTTACGGTGCAGTTTAAAGATTCAGGTGTCGGAGGCAACGTATATGACCCACCTTTTGCATACATAGCTATTTTCGGCAATTAATATATTATGATAATTTTACACCCACAACAAGATAATAAATTAGCGGTAACCGTTCCATGTGTTAGTTTGGAATTAGCAATCGCTGCGTTACCAACTAACACATATAAGGTTGTTGAAACACTTGATATTAACAATGATTTTTTTGATGCATATGAGTTTGATCAAGATAAAGGTGCTGTGTTAAATATCAAAAAGGCTAAAGAAATTAAACTTAATAAATTTAGACAAGCTCGTAAACCATTGCTTGAACAGTTAGACATTGAATATATGAGAGCTATCGAAACATCTAATACTGCTAAAAAGAAGTCTATTGCAGCAACAAAACAAGAATTGAGAGATGTAACAGCTATTGAAATCCCAACTAATATCGATGAATTAGCTGAGTTTTGGCCTGACATTTTAAAATAAATATTCATATGAATATTTGGTTTTATGGTCTTCCCGCGGCAGGTAAAACAACTTTATCAAACGAGTTGTATAAAATATTACCCCATACTAAACAACTCGATGAGGGTGTTGTTCGTAAGCTCTTTAACGATAATTTAGGGTATTCTAAAGCAGATAGATTTACCCAAATTAAACGAGTTGTTGCTCTTTGTAATCAATTAAACGATGTTGGGGTTGATTGTATTATGTCTGTTACAACACCTTATAAGGAGTTTAGAGCATACGTTAAAACCCATCTTGAGAACGTAAAGCTTGTATATGTAGATTGTTCTCCAGAAACTTGCGAACGACGTGATCCGAAAGGAATGTATAAAAAAGCTAGAAATGGTGAGCTTAAAGAATTTACAGGTGTATCTAGCACATTCGAATACCCATCAGCAGGTGAATATGATTTATTTGTAAATACAGAAAATAATACAATTAGTGAATGTATAGATCTAATTGTCAAAAAACTTTGAAATGATCTCCCAGCCTCAAAAGGGTATCTGATCTTGAAATGGTAATATTGTTAATATGTTTTTAGTAACACACGCAAACCCAGTATCAAGAGTTGGTAAATCACCAAAAAATACATAGTTCATATTATCTGTCATCAGATAAATTTAAACAATTTTGTTGATTTATCAATGCAATTAATTATCTAAAATTATGGTGTTGCTGGAATAGCTGTACCATAACGAGTATTGAAATATGTCCATACTGTATTGCGAGCTCCACTGCTTAACACACTGTTATAGAACAATAATTCACTAATTTCGTAGTTTGCATATAACCCATCACCCCGGCGGAACAATCGCATTGGTGCTGCAGACTTTGAGTAATTAGCTGATGTACTGCCATTTGTGTTATCACTGGCTCGTAATGTACCAGTTGTTGCATTACCAGTTATACAATAAGCAAAGTTATTACCCACGGACATTGTAGCTTGAAATATACCTCCGGTGTTTGCATTAATAGTACACACTGAACTACCATTATATTGTAACAATATATAATTACCATCTGGACCAAAATCATCAACGCCTATAATGTTTACAGTACCGGTATCACTGACTAACTTACCAACCACAAAAAGGGACCATGCAGTACAACTTACTAAAGAACTTAATAACATACCATCGTTAACCCCATCTGCTTGTACCGCTGGGCGACCATTAATGCGATTGGTTTTAAATGTTGGGCGCTCTGTACCACTACTAGTAAAATGATTACCATTACCACTCCAATCTGTAAACTGGCTAACAGGGTCATTGTTAGCATAGCTTTCTTGATTAGCATCTAACCAAATTAATGGACCACTAACCGGGGGTAAATTGGGACCAGTTGCTGCAAAAATACCATGTAAAGAAGGAATCATGTTGTTAAATCACCTGCTAAAAGCCAAATATTTGTACCAGTGTTTATCAACGACGCTGTTGCATACTGACCATTTAATTTTAATCTACCACCTCTAGAGTTTAAAGTTACCCCTGCAGTAGCAGATACTGTCACTTGGCCTGTTCCTATCTGTGATATAGGAATTTGAGTTCCGCTTAAAAATGCTATATTTGAATACAATGGAACAATTAATGTCATAGCATTACTGCTAGAAAGTGATACCAATGAACTTGAATCACTCAACGATAAAGTGTAATTTGTATTTGTTTGACCATTGATTGGTAATAATTTTTGTGCAAAGTTAGCACTTTGTGCGGTTACTGTTGTGTAAACACTATTCCAATTGTTACTATTACCACCAGGTGTAATAACTGTCACACCACGGACATTTCCTTCTGATGTTATATTATTTACATATGTAAAGTTAGCTGTATTTGCGGTTATATTAGAACCTAAAATAAACGTATTTGAAGCTTGTGATGTATTACCTACACCTCCAACAACAATTGAGTTGTTACCAGTTGCTGTATTGTTCACACCACTGAAAACAGCAGCACCACCACCAAATGCAAAGTTACCACTACCAGAGCCAATATAGGTATAATCACCAAATGCAAAGTTAGATAAACCACCTACAATTGTACCATATGCACCACCTACATTATTTCTATCACCACCACCAATGAAACCGTATGATGCGTTTGTGGTATTATTTACACCACCAACAATTACAGTATAAGAAGCATTTGCGTTGTTATTGTTACCACCACCTACAAATCCCAAAATACCTGGAGCGTTGTTAGTTAACCCTCCTCCAACTACACCCAAATAACTTGCAAGATTATTTAACCCACCTGCAACCGTACCATATTGTGCAGCAGTATTATTTACACCACCACCAATAGTACCAAAATCACTATTTACAGTGTTATCTTTACCACCGCCGATAAAACCATATGCACTTAATACACGATTGTTTGTACCACCTACTACAGCACCACCTGTGCAGCTTAATGAAACTAAATTTGCAGAACCACCAGCGATAGTTGTAAAATCACCACGAACAGAGTTATAACCACCTCCGAGTATGTTTGAATATTTACCCAATACAGATTGAGAAGCATTGCTACCTAAATATTGTAAATCAATAGATCCAACACCAGGTGGCAGTTTTTGATCGTTGGTAGGGTAGCTATAACTGCGAACAAAAAACGATGATAACGTTGGTGAAAAAATTACACCACCAAACGCTGAAATAGGGCACTGATAAGTTGTCAGTCCTTGAACGATTGCTGTAATTTCTTTATTAGTTAAATTAGGAAGATTATCAGCACCGAAACCGATTGGACTTGATGATAATTTAGGAAGATTTGAAATTTTAACACCCATTTGAAATATTTAATTGATCTTTCTGTTTTTACATTTATAATTAGTGTAATGCATATTAAATTCGACGAAAAAACTCATCGATATCATAATAATAACACCGGTGAACAGTATACTTCAGCAACACAATTGCTATCTCAATTTAAAAAACCGTTTGATAAAGATTTTCACGCTACACGAGTTGCTAAACGTGAAGGTATTTCTAAAGAGTTAGTACTTGAAATGTGGGAGCACGAGAAAGAAAAAAGCTGTATTAAAGGTAAAAACTTTCATGCCCTTTTAGAAAACTATGTTAAATTTAGTGAAACTGTAGAAGGTTATAGTTGGTTATATAAAACATTTGAAAAACAACGTGAAACTCTTGTTGGTTCGTGCAAAAAGATTTATACTGAAAAACTACTATGGAATGATGAATTTAAGTTAGCAGGTACTTGCGACTTGCTTTATGAGCATGAAGATAATTTTACAATTATTGATTACAAAACAAACAAAAATATCTCTTCATTCTCTAAATATGGTGAGTATTTACTTTCGCCTATTGATTTTTTAACTAATTGTGAATATAATGTATATGCATTACAATTATCGTTATATGCATACATGTTCGAATTAATTTCCAATAAAAAGGTAAGGAACTTACATATACTATATTTACAAGAAGATAGATTTACACCATATACAGTACCGTATATGAAGATGGAAATCGATTTACTTTTAAAAACACACAAAGCAAATACGAATAAATAATAATACAAATAGATAATGAGCACAAATCAACTTGATAAGTTGCATGAGTTTGACTTCTGGTCAATGATTAATAACATTAAATGGGGTGATTGTACCACAAAATGTATTGCTGCGAAGCGATATATCATGCATAACTTTCCACCATACAAAACAAATGTGTTTCGTAGAATCGCTGATAATTATACTTGTCAGCTGGTTGAAAAATATATGAACGATTTAAGCACCACATTCTCGTATACAGAAGTTTATAACGGTGCATATGAAGTTATTAGTCAAGGCAAAACTTCATATGATAGCTATTTCAATAAACCGTCATTGCTTACACCAATTATTGAATATATTATTAGTAAGGATGAAGATGAAAAATTTGTGTATGCAATGCCATTAGAAGACGATTTCTTCAACCAGGATATTATCTGATGATTACAATCAATTTAAAACCAACAAGGTTAGCTAAAACTGAATTTAACTTTGTTGATTTTGATGTGCTATCTCATTGTGTAACTGGATTGATTAATAATATCAACTTTGATAATATTGACCGCAAATATGAAATCAAAGTTGATGTATCAAAGTTTCCAGTAGAAAACCCACATAGTCATTATCTATGGAAGAAAAACAAAATTTGTATTGCACCACATAAACGATACAAAAAAGCGTATATATTGAGACGTTTTATTAATTGTTTCATACATGAATTAAAGCACTGGTCGCAAGATAAACTACTCAAAGTAAGTTTTTTCAAAAACTATAGTGATCAAGGGAGAGATTATTATTCATGTCCTCTAGAAAAAGATACAAGACAGTATACTGCCCTTTTGTTGAATGCGACGCTAAAAAACTATAACGCGTTGTTAGAGATTAAACAACAAAGCTTAGAATATAAGAAATTGAATATTCAATTCAATTATTAAATAAACCTATTACCAAACTGTAATAGCTCCTCCACCCCCGGTAGGTAGGGTAACATTGGTACCAGCGGTCATGTTAGCAACATTGAAAACTGTTGTAGCGGTAATTGTTCCTGTACCACCACCAATGTTGCCAACAAGTTGAACTGTTCCGTTGTTGGTGGTAACTGTTCCTGAATTGCTTGATACAGTTCCACCACTGGCATTTGTGGTTACTGTTCCACTGTTTGCGGAAACAGTTCCACCACTGGCATTAGTAGTTATTGTGCTGGTATTACTTGATACCAAGCCGCTATTGGTAGTTAGTGGACCACCATTAGTAGTGACTGATGCACCAAAAGAATTTGTATTTATAGATCCACCATTGGTGGATACCACACCGTTATTGGTTGTAATAGATGCCCCAAAAGAATTTGTTGTAACGGTGCCATTATTAATAGTAACTATATTAGTATTGTCATCAATGATTCCTCCGTTAAAATTAATGGTAACTGTGCCATTATTTGTATTTGTAGTTCCTTCATTATTTGAAATTGTTCCACCAGATACATTTGTGACAACAATTCCACCAACAGAATTAGTTGTTACTAAAGCATAATTGTTAGTAACAGTTCCACTGTTGCCAGTAACAGTTCCACTATTATCAGTAATAGTGCAACTCAAAGCATTTGCCACAACGGTTCCACCACTAGCAATGTTTGTAACTACACCATTATTGGTTGTCACAGTTCCATAAACTATAACTGTATTGTATCCGCTTGAAGGAACCTCATCAACTGTGTTACCAGCATTGATTTCGCAATCATCGCTTGCTGTTGGAATAGCAGTATTAGGAATAGTGCCAGCTTGATCTTGAAACCAATTGGCAAAATCATTCCAAAGTCCAGAACCTTGATTTATGTAATATAATGTCATGGTGCAAATTCTTGATTACGAACGAGCCACCACTTCGTTCCATTGTAATTCATTTCAAACAGGCGAGTGAATCCTGATGATACAATTCCACTAAAAGTTGTCCCTCTTGGTGTAAGTATGTTGGCTCCCAATGTGATTGTTCTATCTGCACCAGAAGCAGTAAAACGACCCTTCCATAAGCTACCATCAGTTGCATTTGTAGGGGCATTGAGTGTGAGATCACCTGTCATGGTAACTTTTCTGCTGATGCCATCACTCAAACTAGGTGTTATTGATGCTGCATATGTGAGTGTTGTTGGAGCAGCTGTATCAGTCCATGCAGCAGAATATGTTTGAACTGTTGAATAAACTGATGTATTATTAGCACTTTGGGTTCTAAAATTTGTATATGTGTTCTGCCAGTTACTAGAAAGAGCTCTTACCCCGCTATCAATAGTACTATCAACAGCCCATGATGCTGAATTAGCTTGAACTGTTGTATATGTGTTCTGCCAGTTACTAGAAAGAGCTCTAACACCTGTATCTATTCCAGAGCCACCACCACCACCTCCACCTAATAATCCAAATAAATCTTGACCACCTGAAAGTAATTGACCAGACGCAATATTAAGTGTACCGTTCATGATACCACCAGCTGCAAATTGCTGAGCTACAGAACCACCACCACCGTAACCTGCAACATACTTCTTAAGACTTGCAGACTCATTATCTAATCTAGATTCAAGTTGCTTCTTTAATTGAGCTAAGTCTTCCTTTTTAACAGCTACTAATGTAACATCTCTTACTTTCTTTTCTACAGCTTCAGTTAAAGTTGCTGCAACATGTTTAATATCATTTAAACTTTTTTCAGCAACTATTGTTAATTGATCTTTAGCTTTATCTAATTCAGTTACCTGCGCGGTAGCCTCAACTTGTATTTTTGCAACAGCTTCAGCTGCAGTTGCTGTAAGAGATTTTTCAGCTTTATTTGTAACATCTTCTACGTCTTTGATTTTAGATTGTAATATACTTACTTGGTTTTCCGCAATAGTAGCTAGTTCACTCTTAGTTTTATCTAAAATGTTAACCTTATCTTGTATATCTATATCTAATTTTACTACATGTTCTTGAGACTTATACTCTAATCCCTTTACAGCTTCATTAATAGTTTCTGTGAGTGTATTACCCGCACGTTCTAAAGCATCATTTATATCTTTGATCTTAGTATTGAATGTATTAATTTTACTTTCTACAAGAGAAGTTAAATCATTTATTTTTTTATCTGCGGTAGCCTGTAATTGTGTAATTTTTTTACCTACAAGAGATTGTGCTCTTTTGAGATTTTCAGATACTATTTGATTAGCTTTTGTGTTAAGTTTTTCTATGTTATCATAGCTAGAAGTTTTTTCTTTTAAAAATTCTTCCTTTGTTGTTGTTATAAAAGCTTTAATACTATCATAAGCCTCAGAAATATGTTTTAACTGAGATTTGGTCTCAACATCTAATTCGGCTAACTTAGTATTAACTTCGAAGTTGACTTTTTCTTGCAACTCACGAAGTTGGGTTGTTTTTTCCTCTGCTGTTTGATTTATAGTATCACTATAAAGTTCGACAGTTGTTAAGATGTTCTCTCTGATTGAGTTAATCTCAGCAAGAGTTGAATCTCTATCAATACGATTAGCATTAATAGATTTTTCAACCAAAGTTGTGAGGTTATTTTTAGCTGAATTAATACTCTCTGTAGAAGATTCTTGAATTTGAGAAATGCGTTCATCTATTAAGTCGGTAATTGATTGTCTGAATTGGTCAATCTTATGCTTTTTATTGACATAACTTTCATGTAAAACGCCAATTGCAACAGTTTTTTCACGACTTATATCTGAAACTGATGGTTGGTAAAATTCACTTATAATACCATCAACTACAGCTTTTTCTTGTTTAAGTGTGTTGCGGCCATTTGAAAGCGACTTTGTATTTAAAAAAATATTATTTTTACCTTCGCGTAATACAAATAGGGTGGAGTATATTTTACCACTAACTTGAGTGTCTATTTTGATTACAGGGTCTCCATTAATTGAATCTACTTTTTCTGCTATAATCTTATTAGCACCGCAATTAATTTCAAATACATCAATGAATATTTCTTTAAATTCCTGCGCAATAATATAATTCAAACCTTTATCCGTAGGTGTGTATGAATGCTCACGATCTAGTATTTTAAGAGTACTGCTCACTACTTTATTTATTCAAAAGAATAAAACCACAACTTAGTTTAAGCATAAGATTGAGTTGAGAACGAATAATACTGCGCTCTGCAATAAATGCTTGGTGCAGTTGGATTTGCAGCAAATTTTGCACTCAACATATCTGAACTAGTTACACCTCTGATTGAAACTGTATCACCTGAATTGATTGCAAAAGCACGAGCATCAGATGTAAAACCATTATCATAAATCAATAATAATTGACCAGATCCTGTTGGATTTGTTATAACGACTTCTGAGCACGGAAATGCAGATAATTTAGCAGGTGTCAAGCTATTAGCAGATACACTAAATGAAAAGCAATTATTAAGATTTTGAAAAGCCATAATAATATTTATTCTTTTCAACTCACTTCGTTAATTATTAATCTATAACTCTTTTTACTAAATCCACTAAAAAATTTAAAAATCAAAAATATATAATAGTATGGATAATTTAAAATTAAAAAGATTCATTGAGAAAGAACTAGAAAAAATTGCAGACATCGTTGATGTAATATATGATAAACTCGAAGAAAATGGCGACGAGGATCTATTTGAAACATCAGACATTTGGTTATCAGGAATAAAACATTTAATTAATTACGATGAAACTGATTTAACAGTTGATTCTACAGCCGCTGATACACTAGATATGTTAGTATGAATCGTGTTGGTATTATTCTATGTGGTGGTGTGGGCTCTAGATTGGGGCAGATAACTAAAGCTATACCCAAATCTCTTGTCCCAGTATACAATAAACCGCTAGTTGATTACCAATTAGAATTATTTGAGTTTTTGAATGTACGTGATATTATTATTATCACTAGACCCGATACATATGAGTTATTTACCAATTACTTGTTAAAAGATTCAAATTGGGCTGACCGATTTGATAACATTAAAATACTCGAGCAGAAAACACCTGGGGGTATTGCGCAAGCGTACCAAATTGTATATAATCATGTACCTGAAGGTGCTAACACTTTATTAGGACTTGGTGATAATATATTTCATTTTGCAAATGAAAATGAAAAAGAAGATTTGAAACGTTGGAGTAATTCAAATACAAATTTTATTACAACTATATCTGTCAAAGATCCAAGACCATATGGTGTGGTAAAATTTTTAGGTGGTACAGATGTAATTGATGATGTGGTTGAAAAGCCAACAGATCCCCCTTCTAATCAAATTATACCTGGATTGTATTTCTTTGATTATACAGTATTTGAAAAAGCAAAAAATCTTCAACCCTCTTCACGTGGAGAACTTGAAATCACAGACGTACAAAAACTATATATTAAAGAAGGTAAATTAGCAGCGTTTAAATTCAAATCAGTATTCTGGTATGATTGTGGCACGGTGCAAGATTTATTGGACGCAAATAATTTCATGCATATCATGGAGGACAAACAATGCAAAATTTAACTCTTGAAAATAAAACAATTTTAGTTACAGGTGGTTACGGCTTTATTATGTCTAACCTCATTAATTTGCTGAACGATACATATTACAATATCACAATTATAAATGTAGATAAATGTGGTGCTGGATCTAACAAATCTAACATTTTACCTGCACAACATAACAACAAGATCATTAATTTGCATTTAAAATGCGAGAATGAAAAATTTGTGAAAATACTTAAAGAGTATCAACCAGACTTTATTATTCATGGAGCAGCTGAGTCTCATGTCGATCGTTCAATTGAAAATCCTGTTGAGTTTGTTAAATCGAATGTTGTTGGTACATCTAATGTAATTGCAGCAGTTGATTGGTATCAGAAAAATGTTAAAGAGTGTAGATGTGTGTTAATTAGTACAGATGAGGTGTATGGGCATTTATCACTTACAGATGATCCATGGACGGAAGATAGCCATTTAGCTCCGAGATCCCCGTATGCGTCCTCAAAAGCGTCCGCGGATCTGATCGCCTTATCGTTCTATAATACTTTCAAAACTAACTTTTGTATTGTGAGAGGTTGTAACAACTTTGGCCCAAGACAAGATACAGAAAAACTTATACCAAAATATATTACAACTCTCATTCAGGGTGGTAAAATGCCAGTATATGGAAACGGTCAAAACGTGCGAGAATGGGTATACGTTACAGAGTTTTGTTTCTTTATTTTAGAAAAACTAGTCACATACGATCCGGGTATTGCTTACAATTATGGTAGAGGATTAACTCGATCAAATTTACAAGTATTAGAAGAAGTGTTTAATTGCGTACAGTTTTTTATGGCAAAACGCGAACCAAACAATTTTAACTATACTGATTTTAAATCCTCATTACAATTTGTTGAAGATAGAAAAGGTCATGATTTTAGATACGCAATGAAGTCTAAGTACCCTTATCAAATCAATCGCACTGTTAACAGCTTCAAGAGACAAATTTATAGCACCATTGAGTATTTTTATGAGCAATCCCAAAAATCAAAAAGCAAAAACTGGGTCCAACGAATCTTTGGATTTATTTGCTAAAGCAATCAAGAATACAATTAATGAGTTGCAGCTAATATATTACTCTTGTCCTTACAACGCTAAGGTTGGTATTGAACAGCATATAAATTACTTACAAACTACTTTAAAGGAAAATGGATATAATTAAGGTATGCTTGTTTCAGACGTACCAAAATTTCAAAACCACGTACAAACCAACGATTTAACACTAGCTAAAGACTCAATTGAGTACTGGGCTAAACATAGTGATCGAATCGTGTTCAAACATGTACATGATCACGTTAATAAATTAGATAAACAGAAAGAAAAGTATACCATTCTATGGTTACCTAATCTAAACATTGTGGTAAAAACTAAAACCACTCGTAAAGAATTCCCTTATTATTCAGAAAGTAATTAACGGAAAATCCATATAATAAAAGGGTAAAAACAAACAAACAAATAATAAAATGAATCTAAAACTTATTAGTACAGAGCTCGTCAAAGTTTCTGATATCGACATTCCTTCTCGATTTTACAATCGTATGGCTTGTGGTATTAAAGAATTGGATGATCTCTTCGGTGGTGGTATTCTACCTGGATCTACCTTCACTCTTACAGCTACCCCCGGTACTGGTAAAACAACCTTTTTCTTGCAATTGCTCGAAGCTCTTCAGTTAAATGGTTATCAGTGTGGGTTTGTTACTGGTGAAGAAGATGTCGCGCAGATTGCTTTCAATTGTAAGCGTCTTGGTGTTGCTCATGTTCCAGTTTGTAATGAAACTGATATCAATACGATTTTGAATCTTACGAAGCATCTTGATATTCTGATTATTGATTCGTTTCCAACTCTAACTACTACTAAGTCTCTCAATTCTCGGGCTCGTGAGAAATATCTCATCGAAAACATTATTGAGACTGCGACTGAAAATGACTGTGCTGTTGGTGTTATTCTCCATATTACCAAGTCAGGTAATTACAAAGGTTCAACTCTCGTACCTCATTCAGTTAGTGCTAACTTCAAACTTGAACGCGATGAAGAGAATGAATCAATTCGTATTCTTTCAGCTGAAAAGAATCGTTATGGTCGGTGCAGTAATTTGACTATGTATTTCGGGTCTAAGGGTTTTGACTTCTCCGAAATCCAAATTTACGATCGTAATAAGAAAGAGAGCAAAGCTGATCGCAACCGACAGATGCTTGATGATGTTATTGAGCTCGCTGCTGATCATGGTGTTACTCAAAAGCAAATTGTTAAACATCTAAAAGTTAGTTCTAGCAAAGCTTATACTCTTCTTAAAGAACTTACTAATATGGATGAGCTCGTTAAGTATGGTCGAGGTGAAAATGCCATTTTCAAAAAAACTTTGAAAAAAGAAGTTGAAGTCTAATTTTTAGTTATTATAATGTTTATATATGAAAAACACAAAGAAGCTAAACATCAGTCGTGAATGGTACCGCAACTCTAACGTCCGCCCTAAGTCTTTCTTGGTGCGTATGGAGCGTAGTTCAAACGGTGAGTATCGTGTTGCAAATGCGTACGTTGAAAACGTCGTTAACCAGCATGAGTCTAAGTTCCAGCGCGTTGATGTCCGTGATCTTACATCTGATATCAAGCAGGGTACGATCTTCTCGTATTAATACAATAACAAAATAACCAATATACCTGGAGCGTTAACGCTCCAGGGCTTTTTTATGAAGAGTTTTTTCGTTTGGTGGTTTGTATTGATTGCAACAGTATTCATTTCAATAATTACCCGCACAATTTATATAATTGCTAATGGTTTGTTAGATATGCATTTATTTTTTGAATGGTGCATGGCTAAAATAGCAGATTTAGCTGATAACCATATTGATTAATGCTCACCTTCTAGTAAGTATCTTCATGATACTTTTACTAGGAGCAACAGGTTATGTTGGTACTGCATTTAAAGAATATTTTGATACCAACAAAATAAACTATTGTACGTATCAGATTAGATTTAATTTTGATGAACATAAATTAATTGAGTTCATTGCTGCAAATAAAGTTACTGCAATATTTAACTGTGCGGGTTATACTGGTAAGCCTAATGTAGATACTTGTGAATCAAATAAAGTTGAAACACTTCAAGGTAATGCGTTTTTACCAAAACAATTAGATAAAATTTGCCGCAAGCTCTCAATTAAGTTAGTGCAAATTTCTTCTGGTTGCATTTATAATGACACACAATGTGAACAAGGTTTACCACCTGTTACAGAATCCAGAAATTTTGATACACCTAATTTTACATTTCTCGATAAAAAAGCTTCTTGGTATAGTGGTACCAAAGCTTTAGGTGAAACATTAATCAATGACGGGTATAATTTAATTTGTAGACTGCGCATACCATTTAATGGTGATATCAATCCACGCAATTATATCACAAAGATAGTCAACTACAGCAATTTGTTAAATAGCACCAATTCATTTTCTCAATTAGAAGAATTTGTTGCTGCTGTATACAAATTATATACACTCAATCTCGGTGGCATCTTTAATGTAACCCAACCTGGTTATATGACCACAAAAGAGGTTGTTGAACTTTTACAGAAACATGAAGTTATTACATGTGATAAACAATACTTCAAAAGTATTGAAGAGTTTGAATCAACATGCGCAGCCCCTCGTTCTAATTGCGTATTAGATAGTTCGTATACTGCATTGTATACTAAACTAACACCCATTAAACAAGCAATGGAAGAAGCAATTATTAAGTATAAACAACAACTACCAAAATGAGTAACAATCAAGCAGGTAAAGGTGATAAATTACGCAAAGGTGCTGATTTGAAAAAATATTGGGATAATTACGATCGCATCTTCAACAAAGATAAGCAGAAGAATGAAAACCATACTGAAACAACTAGCAAAGATAATACAAACAAGTGACACTGAAAGTTTACTAATGTTAGTATTAATTGTAGTAACTTGGTCATATCTAGGTTATATGATTTTATCATTGTTACAATAAATACTTTTATGAAAGACACTATTACATCTATTATTTCAACAAACAAAGGTTGGATCGTCCGCCAAGTTCTTAAATATGCCGCCATGGGTGGTGCTGCATTATCTACTTGGCTTGTTTCTAAAGGTGCAGATGCATCCAGCACTGAACTAATTATTTCAGGATTAGTTACGGTGGTATCTGGTAGCTTAGAACTTGTTTTTTCTAAGCTTGCATCTAAAGTTGCTGCTAAATGATAACAGTTTGGTTAGAAATAATTAAAAACCTACTTTTGGCTTTGACGGCTTATCTAAACCTCAAAGCCAAAACTTTTTGTATTGACTTGCATGAAAAATCCCATAAAAAACAAGATGAACTCGTTAATCAAATTCAAGGGCTTACTGCTAAGCCTAGCCCTGCCAATTCTGCTGCTGTTGCCCGCTTGCAGTTGCAATTGCAACAAGAACGCGAAAGGCTTGCAGATTTATCAGCCTACTGTCCTAAGAGTCCTCCCAAATCAAACCCTTAAAACTTGCGATGGTACGTATACCACGCAAGGTGATAAGTGTGGTTTTGAAAGACTATATTCTGAACAAGAATACATGCGTGTGGTAAATCTTTTAAATTACGGTGTGAAAGGTACTACACCTGCTAAATAATAATATATGTCTAGTGAAGAAATTAAAAAAATGCAAGTTAAAATTGGCACCACACCAGATGGTTTTTGGGGTCCAAAAAGCCAAAAAGCTTGCCGTGATTATTTGAAGAGTTTAATGCCAAAACCGAATCCATGGCCAAGGTCAGATCAAAATTCTTTGCGCAGATTTTACGGGCAACCCGGAGATGAATCAAATCTTGTTGTTGTGGATTTTCCATTTCAAACCTTTTATCAAGGCAAAGTGGTTAGAAAATTTCGATGCCATAAAAAAGTCGCTAATTCTTTGTTGCGTGTTTTAACAAATATCAATTCAAAATACAGCAAAAGCCGACAAATAATGGAAGAAGCTGAAGATTTTGGTGGTGTCTATAATTTCAGAAACAAACGAGGCGGCACATCTTTGAGTTTACATGCTTGGGGTGCAGCAATTGATCTTGATGCTGATGACAATACTTTCCGAGATTCTTGGCCCATGAAAGCTGACATGCCGCTGGAAGTTATGGAAGAATTTGCAAAAGAGGGGTGGTTGAGTGCTGGTGCTTTTTGGGGTTATGATGCAATGCACTTCCAAGCTACCCAATGATTGTTTAAATTAACAGTTGATATTCTATAGGAAATACACTATAATTAGTGTATGAAAAAACAGAAAATTATCTTGACCCGTGGTCTGCCTGCGAGCGGCAAAACTTCATGGAGCAAGGAGCAGGTTGCCAAAAGCAATGGCAAGGTGAAGCGCGTCAACAAGGATGATCTTAGAGAAATGGTAGACAATGGCATTTGGTCCAAGACCAATGAGCAGATGATTCTCAATGCTCGTGACGCTCTTGTTACTCTCTTTATTAGCAACAAAGATGTGGAAGCTGTGATTGTTGATGATACCAACTTTGAAGAGAAACATTTTAATACCATGGTTGGGTTTGCTGATGCATTCAACCGTCTCCACAACAACAACAGAGACATTACCGTTGAATACAAGGACTTCTTGGATGTGTCTCTTGATGAGTGTCTGCATCGTGATTCTTTGCGTACCAAACCTGTTGGTGAAAAGGTCATCAAGGGAATGCATCAGCGTTATATTTTACCAACTATTCAAGATGTGTTTACAAATGTCAAAAATGGTAATACAATTATCTGTGATATTGACGGATGTGCAGCACATCGTTGTGATCGTAACTGGTTTGAATATGACAAGGTCATCAATGATGAGCCAGATTTTGCAGTTCGCAACATTGTAAATGCTTTTTATGATAAAGGGTATAATATTCTCTTTGTATCAGGCCGTGAAGGCACAGCGATTTGTAGAGAGCTCACTCAACGCTGGCTTAACGAGAATGGATTTAAACACCATGCTCTTTATATGCGCAAAGAGGGGGATTATAGAAGAGATTCTATTGTCAAGAAGGAAATCTATGACGAGCAGATCAAAGATAAATATGTTGTTGAATTTGTTCTAGACGATCGCAGCAGCGTCGTCGCAACTTGGCGTGAAATTGGGCTTAAATGTCTTCAAGTCCAACCGGGTGATTTTTGAGTCTACCAGGTATTAGATTACAGGCTGCTGCTTCTTCTGGTAGCAGCCTGTAATTTTTAATACCATCGTTAAAAAAACGAGTATTAGGCCTTGCAAAACCACCTCTATTCTTCTGTATATAATGCCTGCCGCATCTCCACCCATTTTTAATAAGTTCTTCTGCTTCTGGATGTGACACTTTTTTTGTTTGAACTCCATCTGTAACACAGACGCCTCTTGATTTGTTGTGCGTGCTCTTCATATTATCTAGTGCTATTTTAGAAAATACTCTGCCTTTTTTAGCACCCTGTTGAAGATATAATTCTACTTCACTTTTAACAACTTGAAAAGCTTTATCTGCACCCGGAAAATGCATCCAAACAAACCCTGCGCGTTCTTTGTTTGCATTTACTCTAGACTGTCTTGCGCTATCTGTTGATGCGGCACCTTTTACCCAGCCACACCTCATATAATTATCAAGCTCTTCTTTTGGTATTTCTTTAGTAATACCATCCTTTTTAACTCTCACTTTATTACTACGAATAGTTTTCATTAATGTAGATACATTTTTTCTAAAATGTTCAAATAAATGTGAATTAATATATCGTTTGCTGTTCATTGAAGGTGCATTATTCGACATTTTTCCAAACGCACTCAACATACTAAAATATTTGTCTGTTCCCTTATAAATTTTGCACAGCAGAAAGTGACAAATGAAGTGCTCACGGGCCGTTAAAAATACAATATTGCTTTTTGTTTTTTCAAATTTCTTATCTACACTTCTTGGGATGATGTGGTGAGCTTCTACATACCCAAAATCTTTATTAAGTTGTTTCCTGTTATAGCCTCTTTGTGCTCCTTTACTACATATGCTCAAGTACCATTTTTGATACTTGGATTGTTTTGTAGTATATTGAAAATGTAAAATAAAAGTTGAAATATCATTCATAATATATTATATTTATTCTTGACCGCACATTATCACATAGATTTATGGAAAAGGAAATTAACTTACTAGCAACAACAGATGCTTCTGTTTGGGCATCTGAATTTAAGAAAATTCTCGACAAACAAGGGGTTCATCTAATTAAAGATGAAGATTGGCTACACACATGGTTTGCTAATGCCATCATGTGCGGATATGATCATGGTTGTAGCGATCGAGATAATCAATACATTTACATCTTAAAATCTCATACAGGTGAAATTGTAAAGATTTATGATTTTGAACCAACAAGTTATGAGATGGATAGAGATTATTATACATACTTGAATCAACCATCTACAGGCTATAGTGTAGGAATTGCAGGTTGGAATTGTATTTTGTATAGATGGCGCAAAATTGATACCTACTTAAAAGATCAGCCAATTCAAGTTTGGAATGGTAAAGCTGAAACAGCATATAACTGGAAAGAAATTTAATTTATGAGCTTACTACAATATGCAAAAGATGAATTGGATCGAATTGGCATGACTGCTGATGGTGATGAGTATAATGCAATGATGCGCAATCACATCTTGCACATGGTAGAGGAATTTAGCAAAGAAGGTCATTCTGGTTTCTCTGCTAATTATGCCATCAGTTGTTTGCAGAAGTTACTGCGCTTTGAGCCACTATCACCTCTTACAGGGGAAGATAGTGAGTGGGAGAGTGTGCGACATCTTGGTGATGATCCACATTATCAAAATAAACGTTGCAGCAGAGTCTTTAAAGACAAAGATGGTAATTGCTATGACATTGAAGGTTATGTTTATTACAACTGGGCAACAGATGAAGATGGTAACAAGTACAAAAGCTGTTTCACTGGAGGTAATAAGCCCTGCAAAGCTGTTACATTCCCATATACACCCACAACTGAATACATAGAAGATACCCAAGCAAATGTTTGACAAAACATACAACACTTACGATAATAGCATTGATTTTCCTGATGAAATTAATGTAAATCATAATTATGCTCCAACTACCAAGCAGATTAAACTGCTGAGAGAAATGGAGAAAGAAGTTAAGGATAGTGTTTTGGATTTGGTTAAAATTCAAGATAATAAATTAAACTTTAATTTCTTCATTCGATGCAACAATGACTGTTTTAATCAATATGAGTATGTAATCGTATACACTCTCAATGGTGAAGAACGCAAAGTCTCCCATACATTTGAAACTGTAAGTCAGAGTCCTAAAGAAGCACTCAAAGCAGTATTTGATAAAATGTCAAATGATGTAGTAAACTGCTGCATTAGTAAAAATGCAGAGAAAATAATGAACTCGTTGAGCAAAGTGTTCTCAACCAAACAATTCAAATGAGACATTTTCACTGCATAAGATCAGAGGGTGAGCATAAAGGGTGGCGCTGTTGGTTGTATCCTTTTGCTAACGTTCTTGGATCACATCACGACAAGTTCAACATTGGCATTGAGTTTTACCCCTGGACTGACAACGGGTTGCCAGGCATTAGTTTTGGATTGAGAGCTGATCCAGAAAGCACTATTCATGGTTCAATTAAAATTCCATTTTTGCTTGCTCTGTATGTGCACATTGATGCAGGCATGCTGGGTTACAAGCCATGGTGGCGCAAGCTATTGAGGTTGAGCGAAGATAGAAAGTATGATGGACGCAATTGGGGTATTCGCTGGTCACCAAGTTACGGCTGCATTGATGGAGGCTCCATTGATATTAATCTTGGATCTTACGACAATTGTTGGTCATCAAAAGATCCTAAATGGTTGAGCATGCATTTTTATCCACAGCGCATTTTGTGTGGCAAAACTACTTACACTGAACATGATAATGGAACTACTGAGCACAAAGTCTTAATCAAAGGCAATAGAGATTATCCTGACAAAGAGTATACTTTGAGTTGCAAAGAATACATCTCAACATGGACTTGGAAGCGTTTCAAAAAACCACTTGTTATAACTCGTTATGATGTTAATAGTAATGAGGGTATTCCACATCCTGGCAAAGGTACTGCATGTTACAACTGTGATGAAGGTAGCTTTTCAGGACAAACATGTCCGGCAGAAAGTAGACAAAATGCAGTTGATAAGTTTGTAGAGCAAGCATATTGGTATAGGAAGAATTACCCTCTATAATCTAAGGAAAATAGATACAATTAATATATGGCACTAACAGATTGTCCCAAATGCTGGATGGTAGAAGAGCACTGCAATTGCAATTTACACGCCAAATTTTACAGCAAAGAAGAAGTTGATAAATTAACATCTGAAGCTTATAATCAAGGCTATGAAGATGGTAAAGTATTCTTCTACGGTATGACAAGTAAGGATGAAGAAAGAGTTAAACAAATAGCAAAAACATTATGAACGAAGAAACAGTAACAATCAGTAAAAAAGAATACGAAAGCCTCAAAGAAGACGCTCGCTGGCTTCAATGCTTGGAAAATGCAGGCGTTGATAATTGGGAGGGCTATGATTATGCACGTGAACTTTGGAGAGAAGAAAATGACTAAACATTCAATTTATTGTAACGGCGAACATCACAGCATTGACGAAGCACTAAAAATGCTTACTGATGAGTGGATTGATGATGGCAATTACTGTGCTCAAACTGTCATTGATTTGAGAGACGCTCTCAAATACTATATCAAGAAAACAGATAAACTCGAAAATGATCTAGATAAATTTCGTGAAGCTGTAAAATCCTCTCATGATGTTTTGTTAACAGTTGTGAATGAATGTAATCTTTTCTACAAAGAAAGCGCAGACATTGACAGCTATACAGTGAGTGATTGTCATTCAGTTCTTGATAAGATCAAGCAGCTACGTTATTAATAACATATGACTAAATTAGAGCAAATAAACCAAGTCTTTGCGTTTGATTATAAGACAACTATGCGAATTAAGAAAGAAGATGCAAAAGATATTCTTCTCAATAATCGTAGTTTTACAACTGCTGGTAGTGTACGTTATTTTGTAATAAGAGATTTAGGTCTAGGTGTGTGTGAAATTGGGTTGAGAGGACCGAATGATATAAATACATTTTTTGTATCTAACGTTGAACATTGGCTAAAAGAACGAAAATGGACAACTTTGTAATTGAATTATGAGTACTGAATCATATATTAATGAAACTACTCGCAAACTATGTGAGAGCTATGAACAACGAAACTTTGGTGTTCGTTTTTCAGGTCATGGTAGTTCATTCATTCCACAACATCCAATTTGCAATAAAACATTTGAAGATGCAAAGCAAGAAGCTATTGAATGGGAATTGAGAGCAGATACAATTGGTGGTCGCTCTGAAATTGTGGAGGATTTAGGAAATAACCAATATAAAGAATATCATAGCGGCTATAATTTTTAATTATGGATTTTAATACATGTTACACAAGCAACATCATCTGCCCTCATTGTGGTTACGAAGACAAAGACTCATGGGAGGTGGATTTTGGTCCAAGCTTAGATGGTGATACAACTGTGTATTGCGGCAGATGTGAAGAAGAGTTTAATGTGAGTAGAAATGTAGAAGTCAGCTACACTAGTTTTCCAATCAAAAAATAACATGGAACAAGAATATATTATCGAGTATTATCCTCCAAGAAACGCAGGTGGTCAGCATGTTGGTATTATTTCAAAAGGTATAAAAATTACGCACATTCCTTCTGGACTAATTGCTATTTGTGATATGGGGCGTTCTCAAATGAGAAACAAAGAAACTGCAATGAGAATGATTGCTGCTGGTTTAAATCAGTTGACAAGAGAAGGAAACTCTCTATAATAAAAACATGAGCCACAAAATCATTGAAAAAGAAATCTCTTGGAATGACTTCATTGCATTCTTGTTCACCTCTACAGTGCTAGAATATGATGGATACTGCTTTGATATTAACAGAGTTCGTTTGGAGAAGGACAATATTGTAATTTATAATGGCCCTTATGTGTGGTCTTTGCTTAGAAAGGAAGATAATGAAATTATCAAGTACGGGCTTGGTAGTTTTTATTTTAACAAAAGAGAATATGATCAAATAGAATCAGAAGAAACTGATTATGATGGTTATTCAATTCTACAAGATTCAACAACATACAAGCTTGTTGAAAAAGAAATTAAACTCCATCAGCTAAAACACTATGAATTTTAAAGAAACAAAATTCGCATACCGTCACAAACCAACAGGCAAGTGGGTGTTTATTGAGACGTTCTCAAATGAACCCAAATTTGTTTTAATGCATTTTGTTGATGATTTTTGTTCTGATATAATTTACAGTGCAAGAAACATCATTGAAGAAGATTTGATGCGTAGTCGCTACAAAGGTGAGAGATATGCTGCTCAAAACTTTCTTGAGTTTGAACTTGTGGAAATTGAAATTGAGTATAAAATTAAAACTAGTTGAGATAATAAGGAAAATGACTATAATAAGGTATGTCAAAACGACCAATTCTAAAATTAAATGCAAGTTTCTTCCCATTGGCTACAAGCTCATGGACTGATATTGTAGTTAATATTTTTTCAGGTGCAGCTCATCCATTAGATATTTGGTATGCTCAAAAAGAAGATGGAACTTATGATGAAACAACTGTTGAATACTTCAATGTGGTCAAAAATTGGAAAGAGTGGACTTTACTGCCTATCCGTCCTATTGATGATTATGTTCATACCACCTCAGGTCCTGTTCGCTTGCCTAGTGTTGTTGTGGCTTCTCGCTATAACAAAGTAAAGTATAAGACTGTGCAGTTTCCTACCAAGCAAAACATCTTTAAAAGAGACAAATACACTTGCGGTTACTCTGGTCGTAAATTGCAGAAGCATGAATTGAGTGTTGATCATATTCTACCCATTAGCCGTGGTGGTGGTAATACCTGGACTAACTTAATCACATGCTGCAAGTCTATAAATACGTTTAAAGATAACAGGACACCAGAAGAATGTGGATTAAAATTGCTTTGGAAACCTGAAAAACCAACCAATGGTATTGAAAGTCTTGTATTTGATAATATGCGCGATGACTGGAAAATGTTCTTAAATGCTCAATAAACTCATTACCTGTGATATAAATATTAATAACATGAATATCACAGGTAATAAAAAAGCTATTTTGTATGTGGTGACAAATAAAGTCAACGGGTTAAAATACTATGGTGTTGTACATAAAAAAGATAAAACAATACAACAGCGTTTAACTGATCATATTGAAGGTAGGGGTGGTAAATTTTTGTTCCAAGCTATACAAGAATACGGTGTAGATAATTTTATAATTGAAGAAGTTGAACGTGGTGATTTAGAGTATATATTATTGCGTGAAACGGAAGAAACAGCTAACACCCTATATATGCACGGAAAAGGTTACAATGGTAATTGTGGAAAATGTATTATATTAAACGAAGAAATGTGGGAAAGAAAAATTGCAAATACCGATCAAGAAACCCGTGTTAAGAGATGGAAAGAAACATATAACAAAAATAAACATCTACATAACTATAATAGAGATAATGAGTTTTTAAAAAAACAAGAAAAAAATAATTATTCACAAATTCGAGGCAAAACAAAGAATGAAAGTGAAAGACTTCTTAAACTTTCTATTTCAAATAAGCAGCGATGGGACAACCCCACGGAGAAGATGATTGAAGGTAAGTTAAAATCTATTGAAACAAATAAAAATAAAACACCTGAAGAGAAGCAACTAATTATACAAAAACAGCTGGAAACCAAAAAAACAAAGCGGATGAATGGTGAATATATGTTATCATCACCATATAGTTGGCATACACCTATAGGTGTGTTCAAGGATGCTACTGCAGGTGCTACAGCTTTTGGAATAGGTTATAGTACTTTTAAGACGTGGTGTAAGAAAAATAAACAAATACTCAAACGTCATCATAAATTTAATGATAAAATACCTCACGATTGGGATAACAAATTTACCAAAGACATAGGTTTTTATTTTGTAAAGGATACAAAGAGCAAAATGAAATGAGTAATAGATTATATAGTCATAAAATGAAAAATAAATTTTGGTATGATGTTCCTTCATCTTTAACATGGGAAGATTGGGAGAAGTGGCGCAATGATACACGCGCTGCATATCCATTGCAATACTGGCTGCGAGAAACTGTGCCTCATTGGTTCCCAATTCATATCAAATGGCTTTATCGAGAGCTATACTGGAAAGTTTATCGCTTTTTCAAGCCATGCCATAAGGATATTCGCAAGGTTATTCCTCGTCAGTGGAGCGACATTGCTAATCTCATTGTTGATGTCAATTTTGCCATGATTCTTTCTTTCAAGAAAGAGGCTGATGAATCTCGGGTTGATTGGGATGGTACTGATAATCATCGCAAGTTCAAAAATTGGCTTGATGCTGCAGCTCATTGGGTGAAAGAAGGTCGTCCTAATTGCGTTGCACAAATGGAAGCTAGCTACCCTCCTCACCCTCTTCCAGAGCATATGAAAGAGTATACTTACGATCAATTGTATGGTAACGTAAACCATATGCAAAAGCTTATTGATGAAACCGATACTAATATCATCAAGCAGATGATTGACTATCGTGAATACTTTTGGACATGAAAATCGATAAAGAAAAACTCTACGAACTCTATTTGCAAGCAATGGACGAGATTCTTGACGAATGCGATTGGAAAACGCATTTCACAGCACAAGAATGTGTTCATCTTGTATCAAGAGTACTTGAACAAAATCCTGAATTAATATCAAATGACTGAAAACTGGCAACCCATTATTACCGTTTACCAAGATGAAGAACTTGGCCGTGTGGGGAGTCGCATTATAAAATCTTTTGATGCCTCACCTAAAACTATTGCAGGTATTTTAATCAATATTTTAGACATGCTGGTTGACAAAGTCTCAGAACAAGACCAGATTGCTATGGAAGAAGCTGTTTTGAAAATTTTTAAAGATGGATTAGCTGAACGCCACAATTTTTCTGGTAGAGAACCTTTTTACGATGAACACAGTTAACCACTACACTGACTTATATAACGCACAAGAGTATGCTAAAGATTACGATGCTATCATCTCATTAGGACACAAACTACCGGAGCAATTTCGTGGAAACAAAAAATATCTTTACCTCAACTTCGAGGACGTTACTTACGACATCTTACAAATCGCGCCAACAGAGGATGTATACGCGCCGAACAAAAGACATGTTAAGGAGTTGCTTAAATTCATTCGTGGTTTGTCTCCTTCTGAACGTTTGCTGGTTCACTGCTATGCCGGTTATTCGAGATCTCCCGCCGTTGCTGCCATTGCAGAAACAGAGAGAGATGGAACGCCACTTGAACACTCTATTGAACATCTCCCGGAAAATCGTATACCCGACAAGTTGATTCCAAAGCCGAATGATATTATATTAGACATGTATGAGCGAATCAAAAACGAAGAAAATAGGAGCTAGAGAGTATACTGAAGACGAGCTAGTTCATATCGATAATCTTAAGAAGGAAATCTCTTGCATTCAAGCAGAACTTGAGATGAGATATGAAGGTCTCATTCGTAAGCTTAAAGTAAGTGATAAAGACAACCCTTGGCTTTTTGATTACATCTATAATGATTTTGAACTATCAGTTGAACAAATTGGAGTACCACAATGCTAAAAAATGGAAATGTGATAAAATAACAAGATGAAAGATAAGATTGTATTTGTCGGAGACATTCATGGTGAATTTGGTCGCCTGCGATGGGATATTAAAACGAAATATTCAAACGCTCACATAATTCAAGTGGGGGATTTTGGTATAGGTTTTTATAAGCCTAATCACTATAAAGTTGAATTAAAGGAACTTAATGAAACTCTGGAACGAAGGAATTGCCATCTGTATGCTATTCGCGGCAATCATGATAACCCAGAGTATTTTAAAGATACCCATAACCCTTTTGATTATAAGAACATTACCCTGCTTGCAGATTACTCTGAGCTAGAATTGCTCAATAGAAATATGTTGCTTGTAGGTGGTGCTGTGAGTGTCGATAGAGGTTATCGTGAGGAAGGAAAGAACTATTGGAGCGATGAAGAATTTGTTCTCAAGCTTGAACACGAATTCCCATACAGAGACCGCCAGTATGATTTTGTAGTTACTCATACCCGCCCTGGGGTGTGTGGAGCATTTAAAGGTTTTGCAAACATTAAGCATTGGTGCGACCAAGATTATGATTTGAAAAACGAACTTATTGAAGAAAGTCAAAAACTTGACTACCTTTATGAACACACAAAGCCAAAGCGTTGGTACTACGGGCACTTTCATGAGTCATTAGGTATCAATTATGAGGACACCCACTTTAGATGCCTTAACATCCACGAACATCACATGATTTATGAGTAATAAACTATCTTTGTACGTTAACGGTTACGGAGCATTTTGTAATCGTAACCATGAACAAATCAATTATGGTCAGACTGGCAACTACTGGACTGATGCTACTGCATGTGGAGAGTATATGTGGTTTCAACCTGATGTTGATGCTTATGCTATTAAAGTGAAAGCTAAACATATATTCAAAGAAGATGATACGTATTTGAATGGTACAGAAATAGAATAGTTGATTATTTTATTTTATAATGTAATATATCAGTATGAAAACACTAATCGCAATTACTGCAGTCATGATGCTTGCAAGCTGTTCATCAGTTAAGTCAACTACTGATGCCGCTCTTGATCAAGCTCGTACTGGAGCATCGTTGGGATTCTCAACTCAAAAGGTTGAGAAGGGTTATCAGGTAAGTGGTCATGCATCCACTAACGTCTTTGGTATTGAGCCATATGGTTCTTTTACTGCTGGTGTTAGGTATGCTCCAAAGGCTCTAGCACCTGCTCCCGCTCCAGCCGCTCCTAAGGCTGTAACGAAGTAAGACAATAATGGAGCCCTCGAAAGAGGGCTCCTTCTTTTATGGAAAACTTTGAGCAATACTTAATGGATAAATATCCTTACTTGTTCTACAAGAATGAATCAGGAAAGTCAGAATGTCCTGGTGGTGTGTGGGTACCACCGGGGTGGGAAAAAACTGTTAATGATTTGTGCGGTGCTATTTTTCAATATATAAAATGCACTCATCGTTTAAACAGTGAAGTTACCAACAACGCTTATTATTTTTGGAGAAGCATTGCAACTGCTCTTGATTGGAGCCACAAAAAGTTTCTTAAATTATTCCCCAAATACAACAAATACGAATATAACAAACCAGTTTATTCTTTCGTTGAGAAGTTTCGTCAGCGTTATTATAAATGCGTCAAGTATAATAAGGTGTATCCGCCTGCTGTCAAAATTGATCAAATTAAAGAGAAGTTTGGTGAGCTTCGTTTTTACTACTCTGGTGGTGATGAACAAGTTGCTGGTATGGTTCACATGGCTGAATATCTCTGCAATCAAACTTGCGAAGTTTCTGGAGAAGATGGCGTTCTATGCGTGAGAGGCGGTTGGTTAAAAACTATGTCGCCAAAATTGCTTGATAAGGGTGTTTACGAAGGTTACAAACCAGTTAAACAATAATATGATTCCAATTAAAGACAAAAAATACATGATCAACTGCCAAGGCCCGTACGATTATAATCGTTACATGGGAGAGGGAGTTTTTACTGGAGAAGTAACAGATTTTGGAGACGAAACTTGTTACGGATTTATAATCCCCACTGAAAAAGAAGTTTGTTTTTTTGTTGAAGAAGAAATCGTTGCGGAATTTACTAATGACAATCAATTTCGACCACTAATTTATGACCCCGAAAATTATCCAGAAGATTCTGACTACTGTGAAACTTGTGGTAGTTGTGGTGAGACTGGTTGTTGCCCACCAATCAATTGCCAAGCCGTCAAATGCAAATACGGCGAAACTAATTTAAAAGACTATGAATGCTTCCAGAATCAGTGGGAGATTATGTTTAATGCTTTGAAAGAGCTTTGGGAATTTAACAATAATGAAATTGCAAAAAATGCCCTAAATGCAGTTGACAAAGAATGGGACAAACTCTATAATAAAGAATCCGATGACTAAAGAAGAATACCCCGCAGAATGGGAATGGCCCAATATTGGCGACAAAGTAAAATTCAAAGGTGCTGATGGGATGTTTTATCCGCACCATGTTAATGTTATCCAATTCGCTAAAGACAATTTAGAGGTTGGAAAAATCTATACAGTTCGCAATTGTGAAGTTTACTCTTCATGGTGTGCAGTATGGTTGGAGGAAATTGAGGGCGATCATTTCTTTCATCTTTCTATGTTTGAATGGCCCATTAAAGAATAAAATCATGATCAAATCACTATACGTCCATACTTGTGATGAGTGTGGCAAAACTTTCACAGAAGAGTCAGTCGGAAAATGGATTAATGGCTGGTTTCAAATTAAAACATCCACAAGTTCCTTTTATGGAACAATCATAAATCCAATTGACATCTGCTCTCTAGAGTGTATGATTAGCTGGGCGCAAAAACAAAAACAAAAGAAAGAATAATTATGTTTGAAGGATTTCCAGACGGACCAAATGATGAAGATGAAGACTATGTTCCACCGCCTATGGCGTGGTGGGAGAGAATCTATATGGTTGGTGGCATGAGTCTTTTTATTTGCGCAATTCTATTTGTCGTAAAATCATGCAATGAAAATAAATGTCCTTTTTAAGTTATGAGATACGACAACAGCCCTAAGCCTTGGTCTATTGTAGAAAGTTCTTGGCAGACAACTTTAATTCTTGATAAGAATCAAAAACTTATTGCAGAATTATCTATTGAAGACGATGAAAATTCTTTTGATAAGAATAGTAAAATACGAGACGCTAATGCCAAGCATATTGTAGAATGTGTCAATTCATACACGCTTTTAGAAGAAGATTTGGAAAAATTTCGAGATGCTGTTAAAACTGCTCATGATGTTCTTTTAACTGTTGTGAATGAATGTAATCTTTATTACAAAGAAAGCGCAGACATTGACAATTATACACTTGATGATTGCTACGCAGCAATTGCTAAAATTAAACAATTAAAATATTAAATTATAAGCTCAATAGCGTACGCAAAAGATGGGTTGGATCGCATTGGCATGAGACACTATATTGACTGATATGATTACATTAAGAGGTACATACGCAGATGAATGTGATGGTAGTTTGCCTGATCGTGAATTACAATTCGTTTGTAGAGTTATGCCTGCAATTTGTACACAAACACGCAGGATAGTCTGGGTTAACGGGGTTGGTAAAGAAATCATTATTCAAGATGAAGATGTTCTGCAACAATTTTGTGAAGGTGGTTGGTATGCATTATATAGATAATTATGAATCCAGAAGATTTAAAAATTGAATATTGGCCTCCTAGAGATAAAGGAGGTCAACAAGTAAGCTACATCAGCAAAGGAATAAAGGTCACTCATGTTCCAACTGGTTTGGTTGCCATTTGTGATTGCGCTCGTAGTCAATTTAAAAATAAAAATATTGCCACACAGATGATTGAATATGGATTATCATTCCTAACAGAACAATAAAACGAATATGAGTACTCAACCACACATCAACGAAACAACAAAACAACTTCTAGAAAATTACCCAACAAGAAATTTTGGTGTTAGATTTTCTGGTCATGGAAGCTCTTTTATTCCAGAGCGTCCCGTTTGCGATAAAACGTACGAAGAAGCTGTAAAAGAGGCAATTGAATGGCAGCTTCGTGCCGACACTATTGGTGGTAGATCAGAGATTGTAGAAGATTTGGGAAATAACCAATATAGAGAATATAATGACTTTTAATACAACTAGAACGCAAAACATAATCTGCCCATATTGCGGATACGAAGATAAAGACTCATGGGAAGTAGATTTTGGAATTGGTTTAGATGGAGATGCTGAAATTTACTGTTCTTCATGTGATAAAGATTTTTTTGTCAGTAGAGTTGTTGATGTAAAATATTCAAGTAAAAAAATATGACTGAACAAGAAATTCAAAACCAAATTGATTCCGAAAACGATTACTGTGAAACTTGCGGCAGTTGTGGTGAAACTGGCTGCTGCCCTCCAATCAATTGCCAAGCAGTCAAATGCAAATACGGCGAAATCAATTTAAAAGACTATAAATGCTTCCAAAATCAGTGGGAGATTATGTTCAATGCATTGAAAGAGCTTGCAGACCTTGATTACGACAAAGTTGCAATAAATGCACTAAATGCAGTTGATAAAGAATGGGATAAACTCTATAGTAAAGAATGAAATTCGAATTAACAGATAACGAATTACAAATGTATAATGCCAAACTCTTATTTTGGCAAGAAGAGCTTGAAAATTACATGAGACTCGTTCCTTGGCATTTGCCAGAAATTGAAGAACAATATGGCTCATCAAACTACATCGTATTAAAATTAAAAGAGTTCAACGAAAAACATCCATTTCCGAAATTAGTTGAATTATGAAATTTGTCAAATTAACAGCAAAGCCCGACACTTGGTTCAAAGAAGGAACAGAAGTGTACAGCTACGATTGTCATCCTCCGAAACAACTTTGGAGAGTTTCGCTTGACGAATGGGAGAGTAGTGTTAATGCTGAGAAATATCATCAAGGAGTTCTTGCAAGAGGTCAGACAGAAGATGGGTGGGATGGTGAGTTTTGCGCGTGCGACGAATTTGATGTAGAAATTGTAGATGAGCCTTTTTGAATTATGAAAACTTTGATTACAGGGCATAGATTACATAAACTACAGCAGTATGATATAGCATGGATTCAAAATGCCATATTAGAATCGCTTGAAAATACATTTCTTGTTTCAACGTCCTATGGATTATCTGGAATGGCTAGTGGTGTGGACTTATGGTTTTGTGATGCTTGCACTCTTCTCAATATTCCTTATGCAGCATGCATTCCTTTTGATAGTCAATCGGAAACAATGGACGAAGACAGTAAACTAGAAAGAGATTATCTTATCAAGAATGCAGCAGATGTATTAAAAATAAGAAATTCTCAAATGGTAGAAAAAGCAAATGCAGCATTAGTTGTGTTTGATGGAAACAAAGGCGGAACTCACAACGTCTTTCAACAGTTGATTGAGAAAAACATTCCTATGGTTTGGATTAATCCTGTTGGTAAAAAAGTGTGGGAATTAATTTAATAAAATTTTATGAATGTAATTCCGACACCAAAACCTCTTAATTGGTGCCATAATACAGCAGAATCTATATTCGGTTTATTTATTATTACAAATAATAATAAAGAATTTTATTTAAAATTTCAAAAACCAACTCTTAGAAAGGATGAGTATATTTTTATCAACTCATTTTATTCTTTAGAATCTGCTAGAGAATATGCTCAAAAACTTCATGATTTTCAAATATCAAAATTAACGACTAAATTTTTAACATGATAACAACAATTAACAAAGATATTTTAACAGTGGATAAAGGAGTCATTGTTCACTCTGTCAACTGCGTTGGAGTGGTGGGTGGATTAGCAGGAGCAATTGCTCGCAAATGGCCCAAGAATGCAGGAGAATATCGTGCTCATGTGAAACGTCATCTTCCCATTATGCTGCTAGGCAGCGTGTTTGAAGTGAACGTAGCGCATAACATCATTGTAGCCAATCTATTTGGTCAGAACAATGTTGGTACTCATGAGAGGCAGACAGAATACTCTGCTCTCATTACTGGATTCAAGACCATTGCTGGCATGATATTTTATGGCAATGATAAAATTCCTGATTACAGTAGTCACGAATATTATAATTCTACAATCACTCTTCAAGACATTTATATTCCATACAAAATCGGCTGCGGGTTGGGTGGTGCTGATTGGAATATTGTAGAAGAAATCTTGCACAAAATCTTTGAAAAGAGCTTTAACGATGTATACATTTGCAGGCATGAATAAAACTATCAAATGCGCTTGCTATCACGAACTTCTTCATCTTGAATGGGATGAAGAATTGCAACAAATTGAATTATCAATTTGGAGCCCGCAATCAACTGACACCAGAATGTCATGGCGCCAGCGTTTGCGTTATTGTTGGCGAATTTTGACCAAAGGTCACCCATATGGTGATCAACTAATCTTAGAAAAGCAGCACATTGCAGAGCTGGTTGATTATCTAATAGAAGTACAAAATCAAGAACTAAACGGAAATAAGATATAATAAAAACTATGAATGTATATAAAACTGAATTCAAAAAGAAGAACGGACAACTTCGTTCAATTACGTTTGTGCGCCCATCTGTTGAACAAGCTGATGAAGCTTTTATTTCAACTAACATTAAAGGTGTACGCCATGTTGTATTAGATGAAGAATTTGAACGCGTGTGGGATGTTGAAGCAAATGGTTTTCGTACGATTAATCATAAAGAACTCACCCAACCAATTGAACAAGTTGGGTTAGGCGTGTATGTTGAAACAACTAATACATTTACTTGGTAATGATTGATTCTAACGACAACTTAAAGTCTATTCTACAATTAGCTGAAGAAATTACTTCAAATGAGCGTATTATAGAATATGGTCACCCCGCTGTGAATTTTATCGATATTGCAGCAATGTGGTCTGTTATTCTCAAAACAAATGTAACCCCCACGCAAGTAGGGCTTTGCAATATCGCAACAAAAATTTGTCGTGAGATCAACTTACATAAACGAGACAATCTCGTTGACATTGCAGGTTATGCAAAAGCTATTGATTTAGTCCAACAATACAATAGTGACAATGAAGAAGAAGACTAGACTTTAGCACCTTTTATAAAATTATCTTCAGACCAAAGTGGCTGTAAATTCGAGATATGGTTAAGCTTGATTGCATCTTCCATAGTCATTGCAGATGCAATTGGTATTTTATGATCAATGTGCCAACATCCTTTACCAAACCCATGGTTAGCCCAATTCATACCCGGTTGGAATAAGCGTTCAAAATGTTCTTTAGCTTCTTGCCAAGAACAACCAAGTAACGTTTCGGTTTTAGCAGATTTGTTTTGACCGATACGTTTAAAAGCACGTCGTGAATTACCCCGTAAATTTTGTCTAAATCTATATAATGGGTCAGTTTTATAACGATTGTTAATTCTAAGTTTTGTTTTTTCCTTATTAACTACTGTGTTACGATGAGCTTTTATTCTTTCTTTATTAACAATACACCATTTTTGCTGGTTGATTGTTAGTTGTTCTTTATTAGTATTATAATAAAATTGTTGATAAAGCTTAATTTTTTCTTTATTATTTTCACGATAATTTTGTTGCACCTGTTTGATTTTAAGCTTACTAGCATTATAATAAGCTCGTTGTCTATTTTTAATTTGCTCCTTATTAGTTTCGTAATAATTTTTCTGATTAAGCTTTATTTTAAGTTTATTATCATTATGATAAGTTTTATCATAAGTTTTTTTACTTTCTTTCTTTGTAGTATTTTGTTGTGTTGTATCAATCATCGCATAAATATTTATACCTCAAGCACTTTCTTTCAACATCATTCATCGCAGAAAATTAGAAAGATATAAGGTGCTTGAGGTATTATTTTAATAATAATATAATGTAAATATGAAAAACAAATCAAGGTCGCTGACGGTTAAACCAACGAGAGTTAAGGTCAAAAAGGTTCGACTTAAGAAACCAAAGTCAGATAAACCAGTCAAAGTAAAAGAGTATGGTAAGTATAAAAAGTTAAAACCAGTTGCTCTTAAACCAGAGCAGATGGGAGTTACCTTTATATATGAAGTACTTAAAATCGACAATAACGGTGAGCCATCCCTTACACGTCGTATTAAGCTTAACAAAGGTAAAGTGATAAAGGAAATATATTACAATTTAGTAAAAGATGAATTTGAAAATACAGTCGGTGAGTCCAACTCTTGGGATGCTTAATGCTGATGAAGCTCGTAAACTTACATCAGTTACAATTCAAGATGCTTTAATCAAAATGATCGAACGTGAAATTATCGACCGTGCAGCTCGTGGTTATAAACATTTTATGTCAACAATTGTATTAGCAGATAGCGGGTTACAATTTCTTCGTGACAACGGTTATAAAGCAGAGTTATGTGAAGATGATACCTTAAAATGTCTAATAGGTACGATTATCTCTTGGGAGTAACTATGATTGAGTTCATTGGATGGATCGGCTCGATGTTATTTGCTCTATGTGCATTACCTCAAGTCATTTTAGTTTGGAAACAAAAACATGCTCGTGGTCTATCGTGGGGTTTTATTAATATGTGGTTTTGGGGAGAGGTGTTATGCTTTATCTACGTAGCAAGTCAACCAGTTCTTCAGATACCTCTTTTAACAAATTATATATTGAATTTTGTATTGCTGTTAATTATTTTCTTCTTTAAAGTAAAAGGAAATTACTTAAAATAAAACATATGAAAGTTATTCGTGATTTACCAAAACGTGATTTTAGTGAGCTTAACGCTGCGCAGAATTATCTATTTGATAAAATGCCAGTGATAGGTAGTAGTTTGTTATTTATCCCGGTTATTGCGCAGATGGAAATGCCTGCTCTTCCCAGACTTATGAGTAATAGAGCAGAACGAGCTGCTCTTGAAACAACTTGGCTTACTCGTATCAAATCATTTATTCATACTTTTGAACAAGCTATTGAACAAGAACGTCGCAAGGTGTTTACCCCGGTTAAATGTTATACGCTAACTGATCCTCTTCCTGGTGAATATATTGATCGGTCTCCATTATCATACTGCGAATTTAAGCAGTTGTGTGTTTAAGGAAATTCTATATAATAAACGTATGAATAGTATTATTTGTGGTTGTGGATCTCCCGTTGAACAAGAACGAGTTGAACTATTGAATAGTCGTATTTGTTCTTCTTGTGCTAATGAAACTCAAAAGAATTGGCAAAAGCCTAAAGGCGTTATGGTATGGGGACATAAAACGGCTGCAGAAATTCAAATTCTTTCTCCAGAACAATTTGCTAATCATCGTAAATATAACCCATATGGTCGGCATACCGGTCGGGGATCTGGCTTGCATCGTATTACAAAAACAACCTCTTGCATGTAATAATATGAAATCTGAACTTAAATTTTCTATCTTTGTAATTACTTTCACTGTTATTGTTTATTCATATATGTTTTATGCTTCTACTGAAGATAAACTATCTGAACCAGTGCCAATGATTTACGACTATGTATCGACCGCACAACAGCTACTATGCTAGAGGTTGCAAAGCAGCACTCATTGCATCCGTTTCACTTGCTATTCTTTTAATCCTCGCTATTCTATAACATGGGCGGCAATTTACTCAAAACTTGGAATCTTCCAGAGAAACGTATTCCTACTGATGAATACAACTGGATCAAAAATGAACTAATCTCTAAGTTCAAAACTGATTGTAAGATCAACAGACCTACTCAGCTATGGGCTAATGTAGCTCCATCGATTAGAGACAAGGAGACTCATGGAGATTTAGATATCATCATTGGTCGTTTTGAAGATCCAGCTATTTCTATGCACTGGAAAGATGAAAATAATTTTGGCATTTATCTAGAAAAAGAGTTCGGTTATAAGCCATTTAAGAATAGCAATGTCTATTCTTTTCCATACAAAGGGTTTCAAGTAGATGTAACCTTTCACCCCATGCATGACTTCAACATGGCTGTTGATTACTCTTCTTGGGGTGATCTTGGCAACATTATGGGCAGAGTCTTTCATAAAATGGGACTGCACTTTGGCCATTCCGGTTTGTCTTTTTGGATTCGTCAAGGACTGTTCGATAACAATCTTCAATGGAGTGATAGTGATCACATCTACGAAAAGGTTATTCTCACAAACAATATGATTGAAATTTGTGAGATTGGTGGCTTTGATTATTTGAGATGGCAAAAAGGCTTTGACACCGAGCAAGATGCTTTCAACTTTGTTGTTGATAGCAAATACTTTCATCCAGATTTGTTTCAGCTTGAAAATCTCAATCACACCAATCGCACTCGCAATCGCAAGCGTGGCATGTACATGCGTTTCATTGAGCATGTAAATGGTTCTTATTGGAAGCCTGCTGCTTTTACTTTCAAGAGCAAACATGAATATAGTTTGATGATGCAATGCAAATACAAACATCTGCAAGATGCCATCAGCTATTATCGCTTGCTGTATGAGATGGACAAAATTGTTGCTGCTAAAGTAAATGGCAAGCTTGTCATGGAGTGGCTTGATCTCACCGAGAAGGATGGCAAGCTCATTGGTCAAATCATGAACAAAGTTAGAGAGCTAGGCAAATACAAGTTGATCGAGATGAGTTCAGTGGATATAATCAATCTCGTAGTAGAGACTCACAAACAACTTACAAATGAGAAAGTTTAAGCATAACAATCAAAACTATGAGTATGTGGTTGGTAGTAAATTCATTAAAATTGTCAACCGCGATACAAACAAAAGCGTTTGTCTTAGAAAAGAAAAAACAGCTCCTGTTTATTATGATTGTGAGTTTAATTGCAATCCTGATCCAACAAATGAATCATCTGCATGCCCGCATGCAAAGCCATATACATTCGTTAGTCCATCAAACATCAAACAACTAATTCAACGCGAAGGAATTTAATATGCAAGACTTTAAACTAGAACACACAGAGCCGGACAAGGTCTACGAAACTGTAGACGCAATCAAAGATAAAGCACCTCAATATCTCTACTATGAGATTGAAGTGAGTCGTAAACAAACTGCATTTGTTAATGTGCGTGTTCCTGCTAATAAACCAATTGACTGGAAGAATGCACAAAAAATTGCAGAAGCTGCAGTTGAACAAAATGTCAGAAGTTACGACTGGGAAGTTGACTACCCCGATGATGATATCGAAGTTGAATA